TTAAATGGACGTTACAAGCTGTTTCCGCTTTTCTTTCGGATAGTCGGACGTTCTTCTTCGTGCAATTCCGCTACAATCCATGCACCGGACATTGGAAAATTTAGATACATTGGTGTACGAATATGTTCCGGTATCGGCTAAGTTGGTCGAACCGCAGTAAGGACAGGTCTCTTCCTCATGCTCCAAATAAAGTGACAAGTTCGGATGCCCTTTTATCCAAGGTCTTAGCTTGATATAAATCTGTTCGAGAATATCCACGTCTTTGATGTTATATTCTTCCATGTAGTCCAACGCTTCCTGATCTCCACGAACGCACTTGTCCCACAGTTCAAACGAAGTGGCGTTTTTATGGTCTATTCCGAAGTAGCCAGCCAGATCATCCAGCCTGTTGGATGAAAACTCAAACTCTTTCCGTGCCACTTTCAGGGTGTCGATTACCCTGTACGGTGTTGGCGGTATCAGTCCGTTAAGTATGTACCTTGTGTTCATCTTAGGCACATCGAACCGTTCCGCATTGTGAGCTATAACTATGTCTGCCTGATCGAACAGATTCCATAAAGACTTTACTATTCGTCCGTCCTTTTCAAAAACGGCTTCATCCGGCATAAGAACATCGCTCATTATATTGCTGTTCCCCAACCATTTTGCGCTCCATGAAAGGCAGTACCAGTCGGATATTACCTGACTTGATGCAATGTTCTGTTTCCACCTGCCCCACACGTATGCTCTTTGAGGTGCAGTTTCTATGTCGAAAATAAGTATTCTCGGCTGTTTTTCGTGCGAAGCCATTAACTCGTGTATGTGCCCGTTCTGCTCTCTGTACTTGAATAACAGTTTTGATTCTTTCGGATTTAGTCTCACCCGATAACCCTTTCTGTCGTTTTCCTTGATATAATCGTTTATATTCCTACCCCTCAACTCCGCTATGAACTCCATTTCTTCCACAGAAACATTGTACCTCTTATTTCTCATTTCTTAACTATTTTGGTGAATATCCCGTCGATCAATTTTTTGTTTCGCCAGTAAAAAACGGCCAAAAGGAGCAAGGCGACAGCCACCGCTATTTTGCCTATTAAAAATTTGACTTCCCTCACTCCTTTCGTGCCGTCTATTTCTTCGTCTGTAATTGAATTGTCTTCCGTCTTTCCGGTCTTTTCGGTTGTAACCTTATCTTTCGTTTCGGTCGCGTTTTCCTGAACCGTCCTGTCGCTTGTTTTAGTGCCTTTAGAGACGTTCTTATCCTTTTCCCATGTGGTGGTGGTTTTTTCCTTTAAAGTGCCCGTATCGTCGAATTTCTCATTGATTTGGGTAACCTTGTCCGCTTCCTTTACATCCTCGTTGGATATGGTCGTAACGTCCTTTTTTACTACTGAATTTTCCTTACTGGTCGAAGTCTGTTCGGTCTTTTCCTTTTCTTTGGTAACGATGTCTTTCTTTACAACTCGCTTGCTTGCGCATCCTGTAGCCAGGAAAATGATCAGCGTGGCAAGTAGTATTATCGTCCAAACAATCCGTATTTTTTCACGTAATAATTTATTATCCATAGTATTCTTTTCATCCATACATTTTATTCATTGTTCACAAAATTATCGCCTGATTGAACCTCCGCCCTTCCTGCCTTTCGGCCTCTAATCGTCACCTAATTGAGCTATTTCTCTTAGTTATTATTACAACTTCAAAAAAACCTTCAACTTGCCTGTTTTATGTTATTATGCTTTGTTCGTATTTACAGTACATCCCCTCCCTTGCAATGTAGCTACTGCTGCATCACTGGCTGTTGTTCTTGCGGCATTAGCACCTTGTAATGCGATTACCTTGCTTGCTGGCCCTGACGCACTGTTCGCCATATCAATTAACATATTATCAACCTCCGTTGAATCCAATCCATATCCAGCAGCAGGATTAATGTAAACCGTTGCATTTGACCATGTTGCCCCCGCCGTGTATGTATCAATCCTGTTTTGTCCCGTAAGAAATACGTAGTTCATTCCGTTGACAACATCGTTCACTCCTATGTCTCCGCTTATTGTATTACTCCCGCTTACAAGCATGAAACCAAGATTAACGTGATTCGATATATCACCTGTCAGTGTATTACTTCCAGTTGCTCTTAAAGTGACTAAACCAGTCATTAACGAAACATCACCGCTTATTGTGTTGCTGCCCTCAACGTGTAGAAAAATTAACTCTTTCCCCGTTACCGAGCCAGTCAATGTATTTATTCCAATGCAATAAATCGTAGTAAGTAAGGATAAATTCGTAATATCACCAGAAAGAGTATTGCTGCCAGCAACAATTAACTTTGTTAACAGGATTAAATTCGTTACAGAGCCCGTCAAAGTGTTTGTGCCTGTAACATCCAAATAAGTAAGTGATGTAAGTGCCGATACATCGCCGCTTACCGTATTATTCCCATAAACTCGCAAATAGGTCAAATCACCTAACTGAGCAACATTCCCGCCTAACGATACAGCGTTTGCGTTTGCTGTAAAATCAAAGTATGTAACATTAAAATTTTCAAACTTAATTGATTCTAATGAACTTGTTTTAATATAAATTTTACGCTTATAACCTGTCATTATAAGAGTGTCAGATTCACCATATAATCCTGCTGAATCAGTATAAAATTTAGCATTACCTGTTAGTTTGATTATTCCTCTTGATGTTGCCTGTAATTCGATTGATGATACCCCAGCACCTATGTTGTTAACGGTTAACTCTCCTGCGATTGTTTCCGGAGTTGATGTTCTTGTAATTTTTGGATGATTATCTATAATTTTATTAGTACAAAGTAATCCAGCGTAATAATTTCCAGTTTCAGTGAGGTGTGTGTCTGCGAAAATTACGGTATTGCTATTATCCTGAAATTCAGCTTCGGCATCGGTATCTAAAACGTAAGTCTTATTTAACAACGCCAAATCTGTGCGCATAAGGTTATTAAACGCTTGCCTTTCTGTTTCAAAAGCAGGGTCAGCATCAGAAGCAGGGGATGGAGTCATTGTATAGGTGTAAATCTCCCACCCAACCGCTAATCTATCCTGAACATAAGATTTCACTTCAGCGTAAACAGCAGCTCCCTTGCTATGCTCATATAAAGGGTTAAGATCATTATGGCCAATCCATAACACAAGAATATTATGCGTAGCAGAATTATATTTTGAATCAACCGTTGCAGCCCGTTCTTCAATCCCAGAAACATGACTTCCACCAACTGCTGAATTATACCATGTGTCAGGGTATATGACCCGCATAATTTCAGCATCTAACGGGCGAACAGTTGAAGCAAACGAATGCCCTTCAATAACTAAATTGAAGTTTGAAATTTGGCTAAACTTTAATTTACTTTCAATATATTCTACTCTTGCTAATAATGCCTGAAATTCACTTTGATCAGCCTTCTCTTTAATACTTTTTTTCTCGAATCCCGTCCCATCCCCAACCAGCACCTGCCCCTCACTCGCTGCTACGCCAAATACTGTTCCCGACTCAATCACGTAATAAGCATGATTGAGCGTTGCTGCAGGCGTAGCATCAGCAGGTTTCGCAAATCCCTGAAATATCAGGCTGCTATCCTGTTGCTTGAGAATTTGAATTGCTTGTGATTTTGTTATTTCGCTCACCTCGCCCGCTAATTGATCTAATTCGGTTTGATCTGCCTTGCTCGCAAGGTCGTCCTGAATAGCCAATCTAGCATTATCGGCATTATCCGCTGCGGTGTTGGCAGTTCCTGCAGCCGTTATCGCTGCGGTTGTTGCCGTGTCAGCCTGTTGTGCCGCATCCGTAGCTGGCTGTTTTAGTTCCGCTATCTGCTCTGGCGTGAAGTCCGCATAAGTGAAGGAATCACCCTTGTCGCCCTTCAAATCGACCTGCGGCACACCGTCGATTAAAATAGTTGTCCCCGTAAACGAAATTACAGGTGAATGTCCGTCAGCGATCTGAAAGGTCGTAGATGTGCCATCCGTGAACATCACCGTATAGGTCTTTACAAGTCCATCCGTAGAAGTGTGTTCGATGGAGAGGATGCCGTTTCCGGTATCACCCTTGATAGCCTCATATATGTTGCTTGAAAATGTCTCGTCCTGCTGGTCGGGAACAGTCTCGCCAAATCCGATCAGCTTGAAGGCGTTTCTATAGTCAACCGCAAAGGACGCTATTCCCCCTTCAACCTGCGGGTCAGCTTTCGTCCACTTTGCGAGCAGGTCATAGGAGCCTGTCCCAGCCTGCTCCGCGGCGACATAGTGAAGCTTTATCACGTTGCCGGTAACCTCAAACTTCTGTTCGTGCAGCTTGTTCAGGAGCGACCTGCGAATATACACCTTCATGTCTATAATGTCTGAAAAATCAACGGGACTTCCGTCCTTGTTGTTTATCTCCCAAGTCAAATAAACATCGTTTCCTATTCTTTTTACTATCATGATGCTTTTTTTATTGCTGTTTTGAAATATTCCTTTAGTAATTCTTTCGCTTCATCGTTCAGGTCAAACGAATCTCTCATGTGTTCATAACCGAATTCCTCGATTGGAAGAAACCCGATCGCCCGGCTTCCGTAGGGTAGATTTACAACGTGGTCGGAGTTGTAATAAATCTGATACATTCTGTTCTTATTCCAGAACCCGAGTGCGTATTCTAAACAGTTCATGCAAAATACTTTTTATATCGTTCTGGTATCTGATTTCTCAATACCGTTTCAATCTCCTTAACCGAAATATCCAAGTCCTTATTGATGTCAAATATTTTATTCTGCTTTGCCACGATGTCGGGTGTGATTACGAAGTGCGATTTTCCCATCGCTGCTGGATAGAACACGGCTAAATAAACATCCACCCAGCGTTTCATCTTGCCCTTGTACGGTCTTAAATAAGACAGAACGTAGTCGAGTTGCTGCACGTTATCCATTGCCTTTAAAACGCTTGTGGTTGTGCCCATTGATCGTGCCGTTGACGGCATGAACTGAATCAATCCGACTGAATTTGAAATTGGATTTACCGCTTGTGGGTTAAGTCTGCTTTCAAACCACATCACAAACATTAACCAGTTCGCCTCAATCCCAAGTTCGGTGGAGATCTTATACACCTTGTCGGTGAATTCTTTCCTGTTCTCTTTTACGTATTCTTCAAAAATCATTCTTCCTTCAGTATTTCGTCAACGTTAATATTTTTATCCACTTTGGATTTGATCTCACCTTTTAACTGCCCTCTGAAAAGTTTTAAAAACGGCATATTGGGGTAAACGATAAGCATTGAAGCACTCATCGACCAGAACTCGCAGACGGCAGCGAATACGGCAACAGTTCTTACTGCAATGAAAGAACCCTCCGTATGGGTGATCTTCTCTATTGCAAGCGCACCAACCAGCGCAAAGGAATATATTCCTACTTTTTTAAGCGTTTCCCGGAATGCTGCGGACAATATGAACTTGTTCATTTTTATTGCAGCGATAACGCCCCATATAAGATCTGCGATCACCGCACCGCCAACAACGATGAAACTCGTTTTCTCCGGCTCTATGAACGTGAATGCTGCGGTGAGTATAAGTACCACCCACCCCCAAGCCGTGCTCAATGCGTTTCCCAATTGTGATAAAAACTTTTCCATTCCCTATTCAATTACAAAATTTATATTTCTGTCTTTCAACAGCTTAATTATCTCGTCTCTGTGTTCCTTTTCGTACCTCCATATTATCCCCGTTTCGTTTTTCAAAACCGTTTGCAGGAAATCGTTACCCATATAAAGTGTTTTGAACTTGCTCAAATTTCCTACCCTGATGAATAATTTTTTTAAACTTTTTGCCATCTTTTTTGTCAAAATATTTGGTTATTAGAAAATTAACCCCTATCTTTACATCAATTAAATTATTTGCGCTATGAAAAAGATTCTATTTTTATTGGTCGTTTTAGCTTTCGTTGGCTGCGACAACAAGGATTTACCCGAACCGAAAGGAACGTTTAATCCGCAAGCACTTATTACAATCAGGGCGGCAAATGGAGTTAAAACGAGATCAACCGTTTCAGGACTTACCGCATTGGAGGTCGTTCAAAACGCTGTCAATATCAAATGGCAGTCGCACTATTTTGGAGATGCTTATAGTGAATCAACAAAAGACATTGCAAGAACATTTATTGAGGCTCACCGTGATTTACAAACTCCGGCTTTGAAAATGTGGGGAACGGATATACTCTACAAAGAACAGGAAGATTCCCAAATTGCTATTTACAAAGACTTCATACACGGTTTCAATGTTGTTATAACCGACAATCAGAATGACACCATTGCGTATATTCCAGATGAAGTTATCAATAATGCAAGACCGCTAATCGAAGCTGCTTTTGCAGATGAAAACTATACCGAGGTATATCGCATCTTCGACGAAGCCTTTACCTTTTTGCCAATAGAATAGAATCATTTCAAAGAACTCTTTTAGCCCCTCTCTTGGGGCTTTTTTTATGTTATATAATTATCGCCCATAATCGAAAAGCTGAAATTTGAATCGGATAATGTTCCCGCCAAATTTCTGAAATACACGATAAAGCTCGACGTCCCCTTGTTTGCCGTTGGAACATAATAAACCCGCTGGTCTGTTTCTGGTGTTATTTGAACACTGTACCCTGTGTGTCCTGCGCTGTGGTAAACCGTGTATGTTCCCGTTGCTGTTTTTTGTGCTGTCAATGTAGCATGCTTCTTTGCTCCCCATGAATTTACAAAGCCGCCTCCAATCGCTACGCTCCCGGATAGCAACACTCCAGGCGTATTCGTCGCCCCTCTCACATCCAGCCCTTTCTCTTCTGTATGATGAATGTGACCGTTTGGCCGGTAGTTCATGAAACCGTTTGTGCCCCACTCGAATCGTCTGATAGACTCCTCAAATACCCAAGTCATTGTTGTAGCCGTATTCGTGCCAGCTTGAGATCCGGAGGAAGCATTTAAAAAAGATGTTTCAAGGACAAGAGAATATGTTCCGGCGGGTACTACCAGAGACACGTTGAATGGTGTTGTTTCTGTAGTCAATGATGCGCTTTCAAGAATCATGTCATACTGACTAACTATTGAATAAAATACATCGTTCTTATACAACGATAAGCCAACATACGCTTCTCCGTAATTGTAACCTGCAGCAAGTCCAGCTGATATTCTAAGAGAACCGGAGATGGACATATGTACTCCGTTATTCGTAATTGTAGCCGTTTCTGGAAGAATACTTGTCAGTGTCGTATTCCTTAACACGGAAGCGTTTTGAACAGACCCCGAATCGGAGCCTGAACGAATACTCTCTATTGACGGTATTGCGGATTTTGAGAAAAGCAATCTTACTATAGATGGATCTATCGAATCGAGCAACTTGACATTTCCGTTTGCGTCAACGTCCAACACCCCGATTTTACCTGTTGAATTGTGACGGAATATTATACCCGCAGTGCCGGCAATAGCATCAGCATATGTTCCTGTCCAAAAAGCGGGCAGATTTCTATTTGCGCCCCTTATTCCTGAAATACCCGCAGTTTCATCTGTTGAGTTCAATTCACGAAGCAGCATGGTTACAGCCCCTATCAATCCACCGTCTATAGTCGTACCGAACTTATCAGTAATTGCCTGGCTTTTCAATGTTTTTGCAAGAACTTCATGAGGTCTAAGCGATATTATATTTCCCGCAGCAGTTTCCTTGTACGTCCCTGATTTTGCAGAATCTAAAACGGGTGTCCAATTAACGCCGTCTGTGCTTATCTCGGTTTTTGTGCCGTAGTAGGTTCGACCGTCAAGGTAATAGTGCCATATTTGTATATAGTCGATATCGTAGTATATTTGTCCGAGGTCGATTTGAATATATACAGGACTTTCACTGTCGGGTACAGATGCATATGTTGAGAGATTGTTATCTGTAGCGTATGTTGATGGATTTGTGGTGAATGTTCCGTTAGTGGTAGGCGTTTTGCCATTTGCCAAATTTGTACCAGATTTATTTATTATCTTTACTTCAGACCAATGGTTATCATTGTTTACAGAACTACCCTTAACCCAATCCCTTATATACCTTGCCCGCATGTACCCGTCTGCGGCGAGCTGGGCTTGTTCTGCGGTTAGTTTCGCATCACCCGCATTTTGATTTACTTTATTAGTAATTGCATTTTGAAGAAATATCCTCGCATCATAGTACTGAGAAAATGCTGTACGAATAGAGGCTCCGGCAACTGTAGAATTTACAGTTAAATTTGTGAGTACAGGCGAAAGCAGAGTGTTTAAAGCGGAGTATTTCGCTTCGTAATTCGACTTGTCAACTGCGTAGGTGTTAGCCTGCGCCAAAATTCGGGGATATTCGGCATAAATCTCCTGCCAGAGATTGCTCAGGTACTGCTTTTCCGACGGGTCGGCTAAATTGTCTGACAGTATCTCGTTAATTCTGGTCTTTTCGGTGTCGATTAGAAATTTTACATATTCTGGGGATTGACTCCATGAAGTTTTTTTGTTTCCTTCTTCCAGTTTAACTTCTTTGGCTGACACAACCAAATCAGGTGATGTTCCAGCTTGCTTGGCCAAAGCAAAATGTGTCCTCGATGCCATGTAGGCTGTTGCCACGAATGGGATATTTATTGGTGGCACAACCAGTCCAGTATTAAAGTCTGCATTATTAAGCCCTATTACTCCAGATGTACCTGTATCTATTCTGAATTCACCTCCTAAAATGTATGTTTTCCCTTCAACTAATTGTCTGGATAAAGGTATGTGTGTCCATCCTAATGCTGTTCTCGCCACAAGGCTTGTGTCTCCAGTAATAAGATTTATTCCACCTATTTGGATATTGTTTATCTTGTCGGTCGAAAGGGTGTCTAATTTAGTCTGAATTGCCTTGTTTGCGTTTTCGATAGCTGTTTGCAATGATGCTAAAGCTGTTTTATAGGAAGTGTAATTTGAATCAACTGCGTTTTTTTCTGCAAGTGTTGTTTTTCCGTCTGTAATTGCCGTATTGATTGCCGAAAGTAAGTTGTCAACCGCACCGAAATAGGTTACCTTTGCGTTGAGCAAATCCGACTTTGGCGTTCCTTCCAAATAGGTGTTAGCGTATAATGTATTGTAGGTAGCTTCTAAATTGGATTTTTCCGTGTTGACAACGTTAATATACTTTTCAATCGCTTTGGCTTCAGATGTCTCGATCACTCCGTCCTTAAATGAGCCGTCAACATATGTATTCAGATCTCCAACTGCCATGTTCGCCGTGTTCGCCGAAGTCTGTGCGTTTCCGGCTGCGGTTAAGGCTTCTTGTTTAGCGGTGTTTATTCTTAAATTTATATCCTCGGGGGATTCATCCCAGGCTGTTGGCTTGTTTCCTTCTTCTAACTTTATCTTCTTAATATCAATCGGTATCCCTGTATCACCTGTTATCATAATGTGCCCTGAGTGAGAGCCAATTGGATTGCCAATAATTCCCAAATAAATATAAGTCCAAACATTGGGTTGCACTAATGTTGTTTTAAAACCATTGTAAGGTGACGGAATAATGCTTATATACAGATTAACGGATATAGCCGTTGAGTTTGAATGTCTAACAAATATGCCTCCTGTGTACTGCTTTCCAGCCGGATATGATCGAAAATATCCATAAAGCGACAATTGTTTACCTGCATCAGGAGTATATGTATAATATTCATCTCCACCATCTGTCTTAATTGAAGAACGAGCCCCCATGCCGACATCATTTGGTAAAAACTCAGGCAGCCTAGAGTTTATTATCAGGTTTACCCCGCCTATTTGAATATTATTTACCGCCGTATCGTCCGTATAGCGTACCTTTTTTACCCAATGCGCCTGATTGTAAGTTGTGCTATCCTGCGTGGCTGTTAAGATTTCACCACTTTTGTAGGCAATGCCATTAACGGTTTGATCGGCGTTAAGTACCCACATATCACCCAGAGAGTATTTTGTAGGCTGAATTAAGTATGTGGTGCTTTTCCCGTCAGCTGTGCTCTGTGCCTGTGCCGCTTTTTGAAGCGCCAAGACGGCATCGGAGTCAGCAATTTGTGTCCACGAATACACCGTTCCATTTTTAACGAAGCGCCAACTTTTTCCTGCGTCAGCTGCTGGGGCTTGAGCCGTATTTGTAAAAGTGTCGCCTACGTGCCTATCCTTGATTGTATTTGTAGTCCAGTCAGAAGCGGGGTAATTGGCAAGTGTCGGAGAATACGGGTAGAACCAATTGGAGACCTCTCCGTCGATTTGTGCCTGCAATTTACCAACCTCCGTATTGATGAGCGTTACATTAGCCTCCGCATCGTCTATGGCTTGTTGTGCCGCCAAAGCTGCCGCATTTGCCGCAGCCTGTGCATCCTGAACGTCTTGAGACGTGCCGGTAGCCCAGTCTTCCAGATTTGAACCGCCGGACAGGAACACGGTACTGCCAACAATCCTGTTTCCCGTCCTTTTAAAGTACGTTCCCTCTTTTCCCTCTAACGAGAATGAATTGATACCGTTATATTGAATCCAGCTCGGAGCATCTACGCCTACACTTGAGATAATATGCGCTCCCTGTCTCGCTATGTTCGTTGAACCTAATTGAAATATATAATCACCAACAGCGGGAATATCGCTGTTTACCGCCGCATTGGTTTTGCTCAATTCTATATAATCCGTTCCAACAGCTACGACTTTTCTCCAATAAAACTTCTGTCTTGTTCCGGTAAAAATCTGACACCTTGCGAAGTCCGTGTTTTCAAATAGGTTCGTTACCTCTCCGTTCTTTGAATCGAAGTAGCATCTATAAAAATCGGTAAATTCTTCCACTTTAATACACAGCATGTCCGCTGCGCTTATTACAAGCTCCCCGCCTATATGCTTTGCTTCGTGAATTAAAACTGAAAAGAATTCCGCTCTTTGTCTTACCAGCAATTGATCTACCTCGGCTACGGTTGTTCCGTTTACATTTTTTATCGTAGCGCCAGACCCTAAAAGCCCGCCATCATTATATGTCCCGACGGTAATTCCCTCTAAAAACTGGATTGTCTTTTGAGCTATGTCTGCGGTCAGCTTGGATAAGAATTGTCTGTTTCCGATAAGCCTTATAAGGCTTTCCGTCTGCTTAATATCCACGACGGAACCGCCGCCGCCGCTTAGAATGTAGTTTATCTGATTTTGTATTTTCTGTAGTGTACCGACCTGTTTTTCCTCGGTCAATGTCACCTCGTATATAGGGACAACCTCTTCACCCTCCTTTATTCTTAGATTGTCGATGATAACACTACCAGATATGTTCAAATCAGTGTCTGCAAATTGCAGGTAATCACCTTCCACTATCGTATCGTGAAGAAGCGGATTTCGTGCCATGTAGACAGGTGAAATATTAACGCTATATGTGTATCTTACATAGTCGTTCTTGGATAGATATTCCTGTCCTGCGGCGAGCAGTCTTTGCGAAGCGGCTTGTATGTAAACCTCCGGCATGTCGATGTTCAAAAGCACGAATTTATCCTGTGCCTTTATGTTCATCGAAGCGTATGGGAAATATCTTCCTATGCCGTCATCCAGTACTCTATTACAAGTCAGAATATATTTGTTTCCCTGCTTAACACAGGAAACTATCTCAAACTCACGCCCGCCGTTCATTCCGGTTTTTAGACTGATAACGGCTGTTTCGGTGGTTAAATAATCGTTCAGGTCAAATCCAATATCTTTCAAGACCAGCCTGAATTGCGGTATCTCTCCAGATTCAAATATCCCATCGTCTGCAATTGGTGTTCCATCTGTGTTTGTAGCATCCGAAACGATTTCATCCAGATTGCCGTTGTCTCCCGCATCAAGTGAAACAGGAACACCTGCGTTGATCAAGTCGGATGCGGTCATTCCCTCCAATGACGGATATATTTCGGGTAGCGTCTCGTCGCTTCCGTCGAAGAACACACTTCCCTCCATCACGCCAAGAGCAGCTATGTTCGTGCTGTCAATATACGGATTTAGCGTAGTGTAAGGGAATGACGGGAGCATGAGGTTTTGCACAGCCATGTTATCGGGAAGGTACGGCTCGGTATTGGTTAGCTTGTTGTAGTATCTGAATGGCAGGTTGCGAGTGCTCCCGTAAACCCTTAATCTTGTTATTATCTGCTGTTCGGGGTCTGCAACCCTCGTTATCTTGTTAAGTCCGTTCCCCTTTCCGTATTCAAAAACATCGCTTATGATATTCCCTGCCGTGCCGATGGTTATCGTTCTTCCACGTATAATGAAGTTTGATTTGAATATCGTTGAAGCCAAAGCAAGCGCACCCCATACGGTCAGCTTGTCTGCGGAAATGAAAACATTGGAAACGCTCACGTTGGATGCGTCCACGTTTACAGTCCACTCTTTTAATCCGGTATAAACCCTGTCAAGGTTGGCTTTAATCCTGTCAGCCAAGTCCTGTATGGTCAGGGCGTGAAATCCGAAAGTAGGAAGCGATGAGAAGTGTATAAGGTTGTCGTTTAAAACGTAGTCCAGAAATTCACACCTTACAAGCTCGTCCGAATAGCTGTTAAACTTTATATTGTCGTATGTGAACGCATCACCAGACTTGTTCAGTCCGGCTTTCTTTATTATTGACGGGTCGTAGTTTAACGTGAACTGTTCGCCACGGTAGGTAACATAATCCCCAATGGAGAAATCTATGGGATGAGGCGATTTGATGGATGCTGTTATGAATTTTTCACCCATGAACGTACCGCTATACTCCAATTTGTGTATCTCGCACCGTTCTGCTCCGTTCTTGTCATATACCGTCCACGTCATGCCAGTCCTGTTACATTGTTGTTTACATCATACGTGGGAGAAACCGTTGAAATCGGGTCTGTAACCCTGAAAGTTACGGTAAACACCCGCAAATCGTCGGTAATTGATTGGGACTGTTCAGGATTGTAACTTACAAATCTCACTCCTTTGCGCCCTATGTTCGTATGTGAATTGTATATCTTTAGTTTTACTCCGTTACCGTCGTGCCCTAAAAGATACTTTATGAAGTCGGATACTTTCGTTTCGGCTGTTCCTATAGTTCCAGAATAGCCTATCTGTATTTCCAGATCGTATGCTTTCAATGGTAATATTGCTGGCTCGAACGAATCTTCACCGTTTTCATCCACCCAGTCGTCGGTCACTATGTCCTTTGCCTCCAGCGATGATTGTGGCGGGAATGATGTGCACACCATGCTAAAGTCCGTGATAAGGTCTTTTACCGGAGAGCCGGATTTTTCCTTTTGAAATATTATGCTGTGTCCTTTTATAGCCATAATAAATAATTTTTATTTCATTGAACCAAACATTTATACACCACTCCAAATATACTAATTTATTGCTTAATTACCAAAGGTTTGTTGTTATATTTACAACAGTATTAGTGTTGAAATCAAAACAAATGATCGAACTTTGACATCTTTATTCTATCTTTGCGAAAACCATTCACTCGTACCCCGAACAACAACATTTCCAGAATAGGAAATGGAACACTCGCCGTGTCGGTAAACATTTACCGTAGCTAATTCTTTTTGAATTACATGGACTTTTGCATTGCCGTACACGTTGACGAATATTTTTGACGAACCGGATGCTTCGATTTCCAGTTCCGAATCGTCCTTTATATATATATCCCTTACTGCAAATCCGCCAAAGATCAGCTTCCCGCTGCTTTTGCCCAGAACAACACAGTCATTTTCTGGATTAACCTTGTAGAATTCCGTATCAACGAATAGGTTGTTTTTGTCAAGCAATTCATTGTCGAAGTTTGAAATGATAAACTCGTTTGCGGGATATCCAGATTCAAAACAGAAGTCGATACCTCTCTTGTACATATCGATCAACTTTTGCGGTGATTTGTCGCTCGTCCACATTTTCTGCCAGTTCTGGCAAAGACCAAATTCTATTGCCTGTTTCCTTAACTCTTTATTTACGTCCATGTTATTTTATCTTTAATGATTTTGTTCCTGCTGAAACGGAATTGAAAAAGTCGACCAGTTCACCAGCAAGAGTGGCTGCCCTTTCCGTATGACGTGCTATATTCTGCAACTGGATGAGCTGCGCCTTTGAAATGGAGGTCATTTCAGGAACGTCATTTTCAATATATTTTCTTACCAATGACAGTTGATTTGCCAAGTCTGCACGCATACCGTTTATATACGATGACAACAGGCTTGCGGTATCCTCCGTGATGCCTTTTATCCCTGCGGATAATCCTCCCTTAGCGTCCTTGTCTTTCAGGCTTACACCGTAGTTCTTGTCCATGTACTCGTTCAGCCTGTCGAGTGCTTCGTAGTATGCTTCGGACTTCTTCTCACCCTTCATCAGGATGTCAGCAAGACCTTGCATTTCTTTTTCGTCGAGAACGCCATCTGCGCCTAAATATCCGCTACTGCCGTTAGTTCCGTATAATGCTTTCCTTACATCTTCCATCATCGGCTGTAAGATTTGCATCTTTAGAATATCGTTCATCACCTGACCCAAAAGCTCGCCAGCTGTTTTTCTGAACGCCTCCGCTCCGTCTTCGCCTTTTTTCCACGCATCAAATAAAGAATCACCGAGTTGTGAAGCCCATTGTTTCAAGTCTATGCTTAACAGGTCTTTCGCCGCATCCTCCGAAAAATATCTGATCTGTTCTTCCGTCTCTTTTATCTGGTCTTCGTAGTCGGCTAACTTATCCTTGTCGGACTTCTTTTTAGCCTCTTCCGATTTTTTCTGTATTTCAAGCTGTTTTAATTGAAGTTGTAGGTTTTTCTTCTGCTCCTGAACAAGCTGCATCTGATTACCCAAGGCTCTCCCAAGCGCCTTTTCTATTGCATTGTAAGCGGATTGGAGTTTTCTTACTTCGGCTTCGCTGTTTTTGATTGCCCGGTCTAATTTCTTGTCGTGGATGTTTACGATACCGCTTAGCGTCTGGCTTATTCCCTTTACTACCTCCGCAGCCCCCTGAGCCATCATTAACGGGTTCCCGCTCATCAGTCCGGCAACACCCTTTCCGATGCTTGTAACGCCACCAAGTATCTCCATTGCACTATCTATGCTGTCAGTAACTTCCTCTCCGGCACCGAATGTTTCAGCCATCTTTCCCAGTGCCTGCCATGTCTGCATCGTGGTCTGTGCAAACTTGTCTATCTCGTTAAGGGAGTTCGATATTTGAATGGATGCGTCCTGCGTGTCGTCCGCTGCATTCTGCTTCTCTATATCGGTTGTGGCATTCTTTGCATCCTTTGCCGCCTTTGCGAATTTTCTCAATCCGTCCGCCAAGCTGCTGAACGGGTCTCTGCTCTCGTTTTCGTCCCTCAATCTCTTAAGAACGGCCATTAACTCCTTGAACTCGTTTATAGGCAGATTCCTCCCGGTTGTCCTTTTGAATTCCTCCAACTTGGTTATTATGTTGTTCATTGTAAGAGACGACAGCCTACCCGCATCCTCGAAAGCCTTAGCCCATAACTCTGAATCCTTGAACTCCTTGAATTCCAGAGAAGCAAGCGACTCGTTCATTCTCTTTGCTGCTTCATCTACAGCCTCCTGCGATGCGCCGTTGGCAATCAGGTCGGCTATATCCTTTTCTCCCTGTGCGATTATGTCTTTTCTTTGCTGTTCGTAGTTCTTGAATGTAGAGAGAAGATTTGCAGCCCGCATCAGGCTTTCATCCGACAGCTTTTTCGATTCATCCTGATACGCTTTGACAAGAGCGGATGTTTTGCCACCGAACAAACCGCCAGCCCTATCAGACCCACCCTTGATCACCTCGTCAAATGACAACCCGAACCTATTATCTTTTATCTCGGCTTCGATTTCTTTTTGTAACTGTTCCAATACAGACTTGAACCCGATTTTTCTACCAAATGCTGCGTTCATGGAGAAATTCACGTCACCGGATTCTTTCATCAGTTTTGAGAACAAGTCCCATTTCGCAACGGTTTCGGTAATCTGTTTTTCTGCATCCTTTAGGGTTGTTTCAATACTTTCCTTGTCCAGCCCTGTTAATGCTTTTGCAGCCTCTATTCTGGCCTCCTTGCTGCCAGTTTTTCTTATCCTTTCGAGTTCGGCACGAAGCGTGTCTGGATTGAAGTCCGGGAATATCGCACTTGCCACAACCTTTGCCTTGTCTGCTCCGACTATTCTCGCCCATTCCCTATAAAGAGAATTGGCTTCCATTAATAGGGAAACACGTTCCTTAAGCGGGTCATTGGATTTGGAAATTTCATCTTTTTCGTCTTCACCGCCGGGAAGCATATCTATTCCGGCTTTTTTTGCCATTTCATAGCCTTTATTGAGAGCCTCCCTGTATGATTTTCCAAGTTCAATGGCTTCTTCTTCGGCCTTTTTTGCTCTTTGTTCCCTTTTGCCGAGTACAAACTCATCGTCTGCACCGAAAATGGAAGCTATCTTTCCGTCTTTCATCGCATTGATAAAAGCCTTTGGGCGAAAAGCAAATTCACTATATTGTCGCAACCACTCACCCGCCTTGTCCATCCACTTTACGTCAGTATTCTGTCTCTCTGCTGCGGCTTCGGATGCTTTCTTTTGCATTTCAGCAAGAAAAGAATTAGCCATAGCCATTTGAAACATGACGTTAAGGTATTCTTGTTTTTTATCGAGCAATGTCTGGATTGCCGTATTTAAATCATCCGTTTCTCCAATATTCGCCCCTATCGACTTGTTATACTCGTCTATCGCATCTTTTGCGGTGATGAATTTCCCGTCGACGTTCCCAAGTATTCCCTCCAGCTTGGCCACATCCTTTATGGCATTCCCGTACTCGCTATTCCCGTCCCTTAATGATTTTACGAAAGCATCATGGGCTTTTGTCGCCGATTTTGTCTTGAAAATCATGTCAACCAACTTTCCACCATATAGGGTTAATAGCGTTACTGCCGCAATAATAGCCGTCTGCCAGCTAAACAGGCTTGTTATAAGCTGCTTCCATACCGGAACAGCCTTTACATTCAGATTCATCCCGGCCGCCTGTTCCGCTCTTAGCTTGTTATATTCATCCCTTGCTCTTTTTACCTCATCGGCAAACATAGGCAAGTTGTTTGAAATGGCACCGAAGAATATGTTCATCCCGTATGCCATTGACGGAAGCTCCCTCGCTAACTGCTGAAGCTGAAACTGTAATCCATTGAAGCCGGACTTGTAATTTCCGACGTTCCGCTGGTATCGCATGGATGCTTCTTCCGCTCCCTTTAGCTCTACCGTTGTCCTTTGTATTTTTTCGAGCAACCCCTGTCCGGCCGCAGCTTCCCGTTCGGCTTGACTCAATCGGTCGTACTCGTAAATAAGTTTTGAGAGCTGGGCTCGGTATGCCAATATGCTTCCCTCCGCCAAGTCTTGCTTCTTTGATGCGCTGACAAGGTTTTTACCCATGTCGTCAAGCTCTCTCTTTACTGCCGAAAACTCTTGTATTACGGGCGTGGCATCAGCCCCTTTGGAAAGACCCCTATACTGCTGTTCGAGCTCTTTTGTCCTTTGAATAAGCGTTTCGATATAACCCAACTCTTCCTTGGTAGCCTTGTTGCGGGTCGAATTTCCTGTACTTTTTGCATTTACCTTTACTTCAATGTCTTTCAACCGCTCCAAAGCCCTTTTCTTTATTTCCTCCAATTGCTTCGGGTCGTCCTTGTACAAAATTTCAAAAAATAAGTTTCCGAGTGATGCCATAATTATTTGTTGTTACGTTGTTTAAACTTTTCTATTGCCGAATTTATCTTGTCGGCAGACGGTGCTCCGAACTTCTTCTTGTCGGGTTTGATATACGACACGGGCTTGTCGTTCACAATCAAATCCAGTTGAGCATTGGTTAAAGTCCATGAATAATGGTACATCGGAACAGTCCAGAACAATATGGTTTTTGGCTGCATCATCCATCCGTGTTCCTTATAGTAGTCCCATGCTGCGCCGTACCTTGTCCTTGACGGATAGAATACACTTCTTTTTTCGTCATCGCCATCATCGTATCCGTCATACCTGTCGTCAATATGGTATTCATGTAGTACGACTCCAGCGGAATTTTTTTTTTACCAATGGCGAGAACTTCCGTAAGGTCTGCCTCGGAATACTGCTTTACGTAATAAAACCATCGCCAAAGGATTGGATAAAAGAATTTTATCTTTAAGAACCCGTTCAGAATGATACATGCGGCAGTCTGGTAGTTTACTTTCGCATCGTTACCCTCTTTCAGCATTATCCGGCTGATCTTCCTTACCGTTCCGGCATGAAGCCATTTTATCCTATATACCCTCTTTCTTATACTGGCGTAATCGGTCATGTTTTCCAATATCGAATTCAGTTCGTTCTGAGCCTTTATGTTTGGTTGTTCTATCATATCGAGTTATTAAAAAAGGGCGATGGACTATTCCACCACCCTTAAACAGAATCATGAAAACAGAATTAAGTAGTCGGAGGAGTAGCAGCATCGATAAACACAATGTCCGCTCCGTCGGTGTCAGGTTTGGGTTGAATCTGTACGTTGAAGTATCCGGGAGTTCCGGATGGTTGCACGTAATTGGCGTACATTTCAACGTTGGGGAGCCCAAATAGCTTGGTTCCATCTTCCGAAGCCATCAACAGGCTACCTGTAACCTTTTTTGTTTCGGTAGAGTATCCCTGACCGGAAAAAGCCAGTCCGCCAAGAGTGGGACTTGCAGCTGTCGCCGTAAAGGCCGTTCCTTTCTTGTTAAGAAACATATCGGAAATTGAGCCAGCAATAGAGGCTACCTGCATGGAGATGTCGGAATCACCCGCGGTTACATATCCAGCCCATTTTTGTCCTGTGGTCAGCTTGACACTTGAAATGCTTACCGCACCACTGTCATAATTGAAGCTGTCTTCCAAGATGGGAAGTTCAACGTCGAGAGTTGCGAGTGTGGCATAATCCGGATTCACGGTAGAAGAGTAGAACACCCTTTTTACCTTGTCTATCATCTCCTGCAATTCGGAGAGTTTTTTTGTAATTGTAATTTCAGCCATAATGTTATTTTGTTAGAATGTTTGCGTAAATCATTAAAAAATGGTATCCCTTGTCATCACTTCCACCAGCAGCCAGCCGAGGGGAAATGGCGGTAAATTTGTCCGTTACGATAGGAAATAGAGCAATGACAGACTTGTAAAGCGCATCCAGTCCGTTCACATCTTCGATATTGCCTGCGAAGTCTTTCTTAAACAGGTCTACCCTCAATGTTGCGTCCTGATAGGCATTCAAGTCACGCATCGTGCCTGGAAGATCGACAACAATGAAGCTCGTTACTTCCGTCGGTGTCGCTGTCGGTCTGTTTGGCATATACACCTTGCTTATACCCGATAGGGTCGTGTACAACGATTGAAGAATGTCTCTGCGTGGAAATGCTTTTGCCATCAGTTCATCGGTTTAAAGTTCTTTTCAAGTATTGTGGAGGCGTTTTTGAAAGTGTCGGTAAGGACGTTTCCTTTCATCACCGTTTCTATGTAGGTTGAATATTCAGTACCCGAACACATAACCAGCTCCATCCCTTTTACCTTGGAGCTGTAGGCACCCAGAAACCTTTTTGAATAATCTTCCCCGTATCCTCCATCAGTATCGGTTATTCCGGTAAATTCCCTTGTTCTTCCTCCCCAGTCCGGCGACAATATCGTTTTTTCGCCCTTTTTAAGCTTTACTCTTACTGGCGGTTTTATCCCATCATTAGAGTAGTAGTAAACGAAGTCCCCATCGAGGTACAACCCTATCGCATAACTGGTAATGGTGTTGCCGGTAAATGCACCTATCGGGGATTTATAGCTCTGTACGGCATGATCGACGAGCTTGTCACAGGCATCTTCAAGGCACTTTCTCACGTGCCCCAAAGCAATCTCCCGTGCCTTTTTCAATCCGTCTGTCAACGTTTTTTCGTTTGTCATTGCCCAGTAGCATTAAAGAATACCGTAGTACCCAGATTCCCGGCATTGATCTCCACCACAGAGCCGTTAAACTCTCCCGTGAAGTCCGTAACAGTCAAAAGATCGCCAACCCTTACAGGTAGCGTTCCAGGTATCGATAATCCGTATTTTGAAATGATAACCTCGTTGAATTTTGACGTGTTGGTGTACTTCCTGCACTCTCCCTCGTAAACGACAACCTCCGTCCCAGGATTAAACGGGGTCGGTTCGGTCATGCGATAAATCTTACAAGTATGTGGAAAGCGTGGATTTACCATATCTTCATCCCAAAGGGTCTCATTTTTATACTGGATTTGGAAGTGTTCTCGCCATACTTCTTATATATCCCGTTGGCTAATTGAATCAGCCTGTTAACGTCGGAAGAATTCTTCTGCATGCCTCCCTCCCTGTGTTTCCATCCAGCATCGGCATCCTCCACCGTGGCGGAAGTGCTCGGAATCGAAGCGCAATACACATACAGGTCGGCAAGACAGAGTTCTTTTTCCTTGGTTGTAAGGGTCGATGCGATAGAGCCGGACTCCACGCCCCTGTTTAACAGGATTGACAATAGAGCCTCATCGGATATAATATACCCGACACTGCCCCGAAGAAATGCTTCAACGGGGAGTGTCTGGGCGGTATATTGAGAAGTGGCAGCCATTAGTCGACATGTAAGTAATAGAACCAGCGTGTCTTGTTTGGCACGATAAGTCCGGTAACTTCTGACTTGACAACCGATGTCATGGTCTCATCGTTAAAAATCTGACGAATCAGAGTTCTTCCACCGTCATAAAGAGCTGCACGGGAAGCAGAAGATTGCAAGTAGATCGGGCGACCGAACTGTGCATCTCCAAGGTCTCCATCAGGCACATACACCAATACACCATCGTTAAACGAAGTGATATATTCGGCTTTTCCTTTCTTGTCAACTGCTGATAATGCATCAACAATCACAATGGGCGCACCCACACGCTTTTCAATGTAAGCCTTGATTACATCATCCTCGATAGTGTTACCGTAGGCAAGTTGTGCCGTTGCATCGGTGATTTCGGGTCTGATTGCCTGTGCATACTGTTTGCGGAAATAAGGCAGGTCAACGATAATATCCCATGTATTCTTGCTAACTTCCCAATGACCCTTCGGAGCATAGTCCTTGTTTTCGGCAGACTTCTTGACATCCTTCATCTTTTTGATGGGGTCAATAGAAGCCTGCTCGGTTACTACACCGGTAGAAGAATTTACAGCATACCATTTGTCTGTAAAGATGTTCTTAGAGGGAACACCAAAGTCAACGGTAAGAGCAACGCCTAATGGGTTATTGTTAGCGTTTACCACCAGCTTACCCTCGTTGGATATGATCTGGTTTCTCTGGTAGCGCATGGTATTGTAATTGCCTCCAAGCAGGTCGTCAAGTCCGTTAAACAGAAGTGTCATTGCCACTTCCTCCATTGCACCGTCAGCACCACCGATTCTATCGGCAAGCATCATCTGCTCACGCATGATCTTTCTCGAAAGGGGTACTTCATGCTTGAAAGTGGGAAGACCACCCTGTTTCAAGGTGGCACCCTCGGTAGATTTAGTAGCACCGTCAGAATCAATGTCAACATAAGTAGCCATCGTATAAACTCTTACGGCGGCTTCTATCTGTTCGTAGGTCGGACTGATGGGAATATTAGGATTCAATGGGAATCCCATCTGTGAATAAATAGCGTCTGAATTGTACTTTTCAGCGAACATGTCCTGAATGTACAGGTTAAGAGCGTCAGCCCCACTGTAACCCAAAGAGGCAAGCCCCTTGCCAATTAAGTCGTAAAATTCCTTGTTTCTTTGTACCATAGTTATATCCTCCTTAATTAGCTTTCACGAACAAATTCGATCATTGGTAACTGGCTCTCGATAGCAGTAGGCAAACCTCCGCCTGCAACCCTATCGGCATAAATACGTCCAGCACGGACAACAGCGCAAGTAGCGTGAATGGTTCCCTCCGGCATATACACGTCCTCGAAAATCAATCCGTTCACGTCGGTTAAGGCAGACCCGTCAGGATCAACTCCGGCTACGGTTACGGCGAAAGTGGCGGTAACACCTGTTGCTGCCGCTGCGAAAGCAGGAGCTGCTTTTGCTTCCTCGTCGTCGGCGGTAAATGTTACGACGGCGCCATCCGCTTCGGCAGTCCATCCAGTGTAAGTTCCAGCTGCAATTTTAGCAGCCACCTTTTCAGGTGTATCATCCGTGTCAAGCACTGCAACTGTTACAGCTACGGTTCCATCAAGCGTAACGGTAAGATTACCGGATGCGGTAGCCTTTGCTGTTACGGTAAGAGTATCAATTTCGGCTCTTCCGGCCTGTCCCTCTGCGGTGATTACGTTCACCTCTGCACCCGCACCGTTAAACTTTACCATCGTTCCGGCAGGAATCACAGTCCCCGCTGGATATTTGGTGTGGTCAATTTTGCCTCCACCCTGATAAAGCTCACGAACACGAGACCAAACAACCTTTCCTCCACCGATTTGGGTAGAGCTTTGGTTAATTGTGTTGAATGTTCCTTTTCTAAGCATTTTGTTAAAAATTTAAGTTATTACTCGGTTGGTTTTGGAAGCCTTCCGGCGGATTGCATCTTTTTCTTAAATTCATCCCGCTTTGCTTTTGCTTCCTCCGTACTTACTTGCTGCGCTCCGGTTCTCTGGCTTCCTCCGTATGGGGTTGCACCCTCTCCGGTATATTCCTTCAGCTTCTTTTCGTAGGTCTTTTTAACTTCGGAAAGCAGCTCTTCGCTTGTTGCTTCATCTTTCACGCTGATAGAGTCCACAACATCGTTCCAGATAGCCTTATTGGCAACCTTAAGTCCGTCGGCCTTGGCTTTTACGTCGCTGCGTAACGAATTGATAGCATTGGCTTTCTTTTCGTTCTGCAACGCCTGTTCGATAGCTTCAAGCCGTTTTGCCAACTCATCGTCTCCTTTCGGTGGGGTCTCCACGGATGGTGTCGGTGATGGCTTGTAGTTCTTTTTGAACTCTTCAATTTTTGCTTCCGCCTGTTGTTTTACAGTGGTGGCAGCGAAGTTTGACATGTTACCCTGAAATGATTTAAAGATGTCAACGGCAGCTTCGTAGAATTTGTCGTCTGGCTCTTGATCTTTGGGCAAGTGCTTGTCAATGTAGGACATCATAGTCCTGTCTGATACGTCGGTTTGTCCGACTTTCTCTTTAATTTGGGATAAGATTTGTTCTGAATCCATTGTTAATTGTTTTAAATAAAAAAAGGCCTGAAAGGTGTTGTTACACCGATCAGACCTGAATTGTCTCTTAGTTGCGAAAGCAGGAATCGAACCTGCGCCTGTAGGTTACGTGCCTACCGGGTTGACCTCTTCTCTATCTCGCATATTTTCCAGCTCCACCGATACGTCTCCGCATCTCTGGCAGATATAAGTAATACTTACTTGCCCTAAAACAGCATTTACGCATCCCAATACCCTACCACAGCTTGGGCACTTTATCGGGTCTTTGAACTTACCACTCCTGACGTTCCTAATCCTTTTCACCATAAATGCTAACAAATACGATTTATCCGTAGTTGTATTGCAAATATAACAATAAAATACATAAATACAAACAATTGTCTGATATTTTTTGTATATTTGTAGTTAGGAGCAACTGGCTCGGATGGTGAAGACTGTCCGGGCTTTTTTTATTTATGTTAAACCCAAAAAATGGAGATTTACACAGGTAAATATTACAAAGGACAAGACGTACTCTCGTGTGAGTATGTACAAAGTTTAAGGGATAAAGACCGCAAGGCTAAGAATCCCTATAAGATTATTGCACAGAGAGGCGGGCAAGAAAATATGTTGGCATGTGATGCGGATATTATATTTGGAGGAGGTTCGCGAGGAGGGTCTAAAGCTCAGATATACAGAGATTTGGTGTGTACGCCTTTCGGTTTTAAACAAATGGGAGACCTTAAAATAGGTGATACTATCTCCAATGTAAATGGTGGCAAACAACAGGTTATTCATATAACCGAGCTGGGGCATACCAAAGTATATCGGCTCCACTTTTCAGATGGAACTCATGTAAATTGTACAGAAGACCATTTATGGGCGATTAAAGATGTAAAATCGACCAAAAATGATATCAACTGGGGGTTGTGGACTATGAAAGATATAATGAATCGCCTTGACAGTCTGCCTGCATATAAGTCAAAGAGTGGCAAGATTTATAGTAATCTATTAATTCCACTATGCGAGCCTGTTAATTTTACAAACAGCTTAGAGGATAAAAAAACATTAATTATCAAGCCATATACGTTAGGTGCTTTTTTAGGAGATGGGGTATTAACAAACAAAATAATTAGCAGGAATAGGGTTACTTTATGTAATTCTGACGAGGAGGTTACAGACAGGGTGCGGGCTGATGGTTATATCAGGACATTTCCACATATAGACAAAAGAGATGGTTCTATCTCAACTACTTATTATGATGAAGCATTAGTAAATGGGTTTAAAGAATTAGGTTTAGCTGGATGCAGTGCTTTAACCAAATTTATTCCAGATCAATACAAATATGGCTCTATTGAAGATAGATTTGCCTTGGCTCAAGGTTTAATGGATACAGACGGCACTTATGGCACAGGTACTGGCTGTTCATTTGTAACTATAAGTAAACAGCTCGCAGAAGACCTCGCTTTTGTATTAAGGTCTTTGGGCGCATATGTAACAGTAACCAGACATAAGTCCACATATACAAGTAAGAAAACCAAAGAGGTTGTGCAGGCAAACGATAGGTTTATATTGTATATAAGAATTAAAGATAGCAAAAGGCTGTTCCATTTAAAACGTAAAAAAGAGCGATGCGTGGATGGAAAAAATGAATTGACGGGTACGACTAAAATGATAACAGGCTACGAATTTATAGGTTATGACAAATGCAGGTGTATAGCAGTAAGCGACCCAACAGCACTTTATATAACCAATGATTTTAACGTTACCCATAACTCATTTTCCCTGCTATTAGAAACATTAAAGGACTATAAAAATAAAGATTTTCGTGCAACTATTTTTCGTAGGGAGGTTGATGACCTTTCAGACTTGATTGATACATCCCATAGTGTATATGGAGATTTTGGAACATACAATAGGTCTAAAGCCGACATGACATGGAACTTCCAATCTGGGGCATCTCTTAAATTTAACTATTACTCGGATAATTATGAAGAATTTAAGGTTCGCATGCAGGGTAAGCAGTATTCTTATATAGGCATAGACGAAGTTACGCACATAGAGTACCCTAAATTTAAATATCTTATAACCAACAATCGTAATGCATATGGAATACGTAACCGGATATGGGGCACCTCAAATCCAGATCCAGACTCATGGGTGGCGAAATTCATTGACTGGTGGATAGGAGATGATGGTCTACCCATAAAAGAGCGAAACGGGGTAGTACGATATTGTTTCATGAATGGTGACAGTATAAACGACATTGTCTGGGGAGACAGCAGAGAGGAAGTCTATGAGCAATGCCGTAGCATCATTGATAAATACTGGCTACCCGCATACGAGGAATACGGAACTCCGGCAGACCTTTTCGTGAAGTCGGTCGCCTTTGTCGAAGCGAAACTTGCAGACAATATACAACTCATGCGTTCCGACCCCACATACCTCGCCAATCTTGCTGGACAGTCCGAAGAACAGCGTTCACGAGACCTGGAGGGTAACTGGAAGTTTAAAACAGTTGGTGACGACATGATAAAGATGCCCCACATGGAGGCATTTTTCGGTAACGCACAGCAAACCGGAGACAAGACAAGGAGAGCTTCGCTTGACGCTGCATTTGACGGTGGAGACAACCTTGTAATGTGGCTTTGGGAGGGGTGGCACATAAAAGACCTGTTTGTATGCCGGAAAGACTCAAAGGACACTGTGGATGTTGTGAGAGCCAAGCTAAAAGAATGGCACGTGCTTGAGGAGAATTTCACGTATGACCTTAACGGCATAGGACAGATATTCAAGGGTTTTTTCAAAAGTGCCGTGCCGTTCAATAATAGAGAATCGGTGGCTGACGAAGATAAGGGGCTTTATGATACTTTAAAATCACAAGCGGCATACTTATTCGCAAAGAAGATAATCAACAAGGAGGTCTCCATCGAGCCATACTTGCTTGATTATCGGTTCGATTCCGGCAAAAACAAGAACGTCCACCTGAGACAGATATTGATGGATGAGCGAAAGGCCATAAAGGCCAATACGCTGGCGTACGACAAGGGATTTTCTCTTATCAAGAAAGTGGACATGAAGAAGCTGGTCGGGCATTCTCCTGACTTTATCGAGGCGATGCTGATGATAATGATATTCGAGATCAAGAAGAAGAAGAGTGGAGGCCGTCCAAGGTGGGGAGGGAGGTACATAAATCCTCAATACCAATACAGGTAAACCGGAACGGAATAGACGACTAGAAATGTAACGATAACTGCCAGTTAAAAGAAATTTACGGGGTAGGCATATTTTCCAACGAGCATAAAAACGAGATTATTAAACAATTAACAGACTGCACTAAAACTAACGACAATGAAAGCAAGAGACATTAAAACCAAGAGGGTATGGAAGCGGGTAACGCCCGTGGGGTACATGGCTCAATCAAGATTCACATCTACGGAAGAACCGTACACCGCTTCGATTGACAACCTTACGTTTAACACGGTAACGCAAGCCGATTTCCTAAGGGAGTTCTATCCGTCCGGTCACGCCATAAACGACCCGACAGTCTACCCGGATATATACAAGGAAGAACTTGTTCCTGTCTATGACGAGGAAACCGGAGACCTTATAAGAAAAGAAAGAAGAATATACAAGGAGTACGTACCGAGATTCGCATTTTCATTTCAACAGATTATCGCCTTAAAGCAGATAGTCCATCTTTGCGGAAACGACATACAGTTTGAACTGAACATAAACAATCCGACGGACGAGCAAAAGGAATCGTTCCTGAAATTCAGGGCTGGATGGATAAAAAAAGATATGGAGCTTGCTTTCTACGAAGCGGCAAAGTCTGTAAAGATAACCGGAGACACGGCTCACGTCGGGTTTATAAGTAACGGAGAGTTTGGATACAAGACACTGTCTTTTCTCGATGGAGATGTTCTGTACCCTCATAAAGACCCGATCACCGGGGAGATGCTTCTGTTTGCACGCTCATACTTCGATTACGACGAGGACGGTAACAGGATTACCGAATGGCTGGAGGTGTGGGATAATACGTACCTTACAAGGTATAAACGCAGTACGGGTAAAACTATTTCTCAACGCATCCTGAGCATTTTCGGAATAGACGGATATACGATTGTAAGTAAAAAGGCGCATGGATTTCCCTTTGTTCCGGTTGCATACAAGAGGGACAACGACGGGGCTTGCTGGACTCCATCCCAGGACTCCATAGACGGCTACGAACTTTCTTTCTCCCAGATGGCGCAGAACAATCAGGCATACGGTTTTCCTATTCTATATTTGCAGGGAGACGGCGATACGGAGATTGGAAAGGAATTTGACATGAACGGCTCAATCAAGGTGCTGGAAATGGGCAAGGATGACAAGGCGGGGTATCTTTCCGCACCGAACGCATCAGAGTCATTCATGAAGCAGATAGACACCCTGTATAAAATGATCTACGAGCAGTCATTCACGGTCATACCTCCCGAATTGAAGTCAGGCGATCTCCCCGCTGCGGCACTTAAAATACTCTACTCTCCCGCATACGAGAAAGCTACTACAGACGCAAGCGAATATCAATCGTTCCTGAATGACATGGTTAGGATTTTCTCTTACGGTTACGGATTGGAACAGGAAAAGACCATCAATTTCGGCAATCTGCCAATGAAGTGGTGGATTAAACCCTATGTTCACGTTTCCGAAAGTGCGATGGTGGCTGATTTGGCGGCTGCCGTACAGAACGGTTTCGTATCGAAGCAAACCGCTTCGGAAAAGATCTCCATGTACTCCACCGTAAGCGAATGGGATAGGATTATAAAGGAACAAAAGGCAAAGCAGGCTGACGAAATGGCTGCCGAGATTGAAAAGATGAAGCTAACACATAACCAGGATGAAGAAAGTTTACCAGAGAATAGTTGACAGGGGACACGGAGATTGTATGCAAGCAGCAGTTGCGTCTCTTTTCGATGATGAATATGAAAACGTTCCGGCATTTATAGAGTATGGGGCACAATGGTTTAAACCGTTTTATAAATATGCTCAGTCTAAGGGCTACGAATATATGGGAATGTTACATAATAAAAATTGGAATGTCCTTAATACGCCTACTGATGAATGCTGGAATGATTTATTTTTCAATGAATCCCTTGTATTAACCGTTGATAATATTCAAAAAGAGACAGGAGTGAATGGTTTATTCCTTTGTAGTGTTTTATCTCCAAAGTTTTTTAGTTGGAATGATATAGCTACTCACGCAGTTATTTGTGACAGTAATCTTAATATTATACACGACCCGCAAATAGAATATAAGGATATAAAAGCATATCCGCTCACATCTATTCTTGGATATAACGGAATTATAAATGTTTATTTATTTGACAAAAAAGATGAATAAAACTAAAATACATGAGTTTGACCCTGTAATCTATCCATACAGACTCTGGGTTATCATTGACAAAAATCCAAACGTAATGGTTGAACACTTCAAGGAATACGTCGGCAAGGAAATTGTATTTGAAGATGGGGACGTTGACAGATTGGAGGCGTTTACAATGCCAGTACAAAGTAAGGAAAACCAACGCTACGGTGTAGTTATTTTCTTTCGCTCGAAGAGAGATATGACCTATGAAATTGTAGCCCACGAGTCCTCTCACGCAGCCAAGTATTTATTTGAACACATCAACGCTGACGTATCCGAGCATGAGCCTTTTGAATATGTCGTTGGGTGGATTGCAGGGTGTATAGAAAGGGTTAAAATTGGTAATGTATAGGTCTCTACTCGTAGGGATTGTATAAAGGTTTTTCTCGTTGTGCCCGAAACAACGAAAAAAGAGCGGATAGTTAATTCTACCCGCTTTTTGTAATGTGTTTTGCACATTGCTGCCTTTTCGGTTCTCTTACCGCCATTCTATTGAAACATATTCCTTTTCAATAGAAATCTTATATCCAAGTAATGAAAGCTGGATTAAAACATTATCGGGAATTACCCCAGCTGGTGAAGCAAAGCCAAAACCACCAATTCTCGCATAACCTTCAATAGCCAATAAAATGGCATCCACATACTCGTCTTCGGTTAATTTATGAGCCATACCACGTGCTCCATCTGCCGTAAGTCGACAGCTGGGAGAGTCATTCGGTTTATCTAATACAACCTTGTCTGATCTAAAAAATGCCTCCTTAAATTCATCCATACTTATTTTTCCCATGATTTCCAGTTATTTCTTTTTGTCAATCTTGCCAGTTATCCGGTCGAGCTTCCTTTCCTCCCGCTCAACCTCTTTTTTGAGCAGCTTGCGCTCTTCCCTTAAAATATCGTTCTGTAGCTTCATTAGAGCCTCGTCCTCCGGCGACTTGTATAACCTCTGTCTCGAATTGTTCCTTTTCATTTCCTGATTGAACAGCCCTCTCTTGTACGCCTTGTCCTTACGAAGTTGTCGTAGAGCTTCCCTCTGCTCGTCGGTCATCTTCAAGTTCATCTGCTTGAACCTGCTCATGGATTTGGCAACGTCGAACACGAGTATTCCCTTTTCGCCTATCGTGTAACAGTCCGTCATCAATCCTGCGGCAACGTATGCGGTTATCTGCTGCGATGGAACGCCGGAAATCTTCGACAAGCCGCCTTTTGTATTTATGTACTCCTTTCCATCCATGATATACGGAACGTGATTGTCCTCTTTAGCCGTCTTTACACGTTGAACCACGGTTTGCGATATTATGCCCTCCGTCACCGAAGACCCGTATATGGCATACTGGTTACCCTGACCGCCACGCCTCGACAAATATCCGGCATCCTTTAATATGCCACCGAAAGCCTGGTGCTTCTCCTGTATCTCGTCGTTATCGGTGCACCACTTCACGTACTGCGAATAGAGATGCTTCGAATACACCCACCTCGGAAGCGCATCGGTAACATTCTTGTCCAGCCTGTAATATTTCTTGTAGTGCATGAACTTCATCACGGAGTTCCCGGTAGCCTGATATTCGTCCGTCTTTTCATCTATGTATTCCCTGTCGGTGAAGTCGAACCTGTTCTTCACGAACTTGTCCCTGCCACCGAGTATCCAGTTGAAAATACCGCTATATTCCTCCTTGAATATCCTTGAAATCTGCTTGTTCTGCCTTTCGGGAGGTATCTCCACCCTGAAATCGACAATAACCAGCCTCCTCTTTACGGCATTGTTCATGAATTTTATTACAGGCATCTTGTTTATATTGGCAAACTGCAACGGAATGTTATATGCCATGAAGTTGGGGCAGAATATGTCCCTTGCCTCCGTTGGCTCGCCGCTAACCAGAGACTTGAACGCATCTTCATATCTTGAAATGTCTACCTCCTGCGATTCACCCGAATAGTTTGCCCATAAACCGTCCATAGTGGCGATGTTCTTCTTCCTTTCCGAACCGAACAGGAGAGAGTTAAGCGGGAAGTTGCTTATGTTGTCCTTTCCGAACACGCCCATCACGGTTTCAAACACGACTGACTTACCATTCGCACCAGTTCCGTAAAGGAATGTTATGTGTTCCAGCTTCGCCTCGTCCCGGTTGATCAGAAGACACCCCAGAGCCTCCTGGAGTATTCTCTGTTCCTTCCTGTCGGGAAGTACGGAATCCAGAAAACCCCTCCATTGATGGGCTATGGCATTCTCGTCGTATTTGTAGTCAACGGAAGTCATCTGAATGAACTTCTTGTCGAACCTTGACAGTTTTCGTGTTCTGGTATCAAGCACGCCGTTCTTGAACACCATGATAGACTTGTCGGGACTTAACTCCTTTCCGGCGATGGCTTTCATGCAGAGATCGATTACACCTCTCAGGCGGGCATAATCACCCTTGGGAAGTCCGCACTCCTTCATCAGCTCGTATATCAGGTTGGAGAACTCGTCGTAACCCATCCTCTCGTATATCCGTCCGTTGAAGAAATACGGGGAACCCTTGTATCTGCCTATCGACGATTCGATAATAGCCGTCCTGATCAAATCCTGAACGCCGTCAACCCTTATCGCAGAGCGGTCGGACTGTATCGCCTCGGACAGCTTTTCACGGTCTATGAGCGCAAATACCTCGTCTTTCAGCTTAATGTAATCTTCCTGTTTCATGTATGGCTTTTATATTTTATTTCGTCAATCCCACCATCTACCCATATTCTGCCGCAAATACCTCCAGAGAATATCTTCCAGCCGTTTCCCCTTGTCAACACAATCACGAAACAGTTCTTCTCTCCTTGCATACTCATCCTCGCTGACAGGCTCGTTACTGTATAGGGGAGGGATATTCTCTCTTCTCAACTGTTCCACATACCTCTCAAAATACCCATTGGAGTCGTAAAACTCATACATCTTTATAAATCTGTCAAGCGTAGCCAAGTCATGTTCATAATCTACATGCGAACGGTATTTATTGATACCTTTCCGGAGTGTCTTAAGGTAGAACATGAACAGATTTACCCCGTAGCTATAATCGAAATCCCTTAGCTTCCATATAAGCGGAAACCACACGACAAGATTGTTTATTCCGGCAAGAAATGATCTGATTGAAAACCTCATACAACTATCCGTTAATATATTCTATTGCAAATATAACAACAAAAATCGAGAATAACAACAATTAATGTATATATCTTGAATTGCATATACATTATAAACTATACTGTAAATCAATGTGTTAAAAACGTTAGTGTATGAGTAGTGTAATTTTGAAAGGTGAAATTACAATAGAAACGTGCTGTAAAACAAATGGTTATCCTGTTTAGTGTATGTATTTGCTGTTTTTAAACAAAAAATATCATATACACATATGTACATGAAGATATAATTATACATAATATATACACTATCCTACAAAATACATGATAATCAATTATATCCTATTGTAAATACATATAAAATATATACAATAACCATACAATAATCATACAATAAACATACAATAACATGAAAATATAAGAATATTCTGTTAATTTATGTTCAAATAGGACTAAAACACGGCAATCGTACTGGAAAAAATAAAATAAAAAATTTTTCGAGGAGGGATGAAAGGTGGATTTTCGCTTCGATTATGCAGGGGGGGTGGGGTGTGTGCTAACTGTTTGCTATAAACAGTTGTGAAACACTATATATTATTATAGTAATATAAAACAGATTCTACGATAATTTCGTAGTTGAACCCAATTTGGCTTCCATGGTCGCTCTATTTCCGACAAACTTGTCCGAAATTCACTACCTTGCAATGCATACTACCATGTATACAACATATCCATCTCATTACGTTTTATGATTGTGTATATCCCTATGTTTTGTTTTTCGTTATTCTGTTCCATGTGTTGCCAATCTGTCAGTTTCAATATCTGCCATATTGTCACTCTTTGTTATAATCTTTTTCTGTACACTGCTTGTCGGACTGTTTATGTATTCTCGTTAATTGTTTTTGGTTGTCTGTTATTTTGGATGTCTTATTTTTTTGCTACTATGCAATACATAGTACTATGTTGTGTAGTTATTCTGTCTTGTGTTTGGTTGTGGTGTTTTATGTACCGGTATATTTCGGATGTTTTTATCTGAAATTAACTACTATCGTGCTGATACATATCTGCCTTTGATAGACGTTTAATTGAAGTCCAGGTTTTCCCGGTTCGGTGGGATTGGGTTCTATGATTGTATTGTGGTGGGTTGGTTAAGAGTAGTAATTAACCGCTTCGCTTCAATGATTATTTTTCTATTTTGCGTTGGTTGTTTATTTGCATAACTTCACAATTGGTTATATGTTTTGGCGTTTGTTTTAATATTGTTTAACTAAATAATATCATTTTGCTATAAATTAAGGTGATTATATGACAAAAGTATTGCAGATTTAACAATAAATATTTGGCATATAGATCATTATATATTATCTTTATACTAACAAATAAGACATACAGCACGCCGGACGATCCTGAAAACCGGTATATAAACTGGAGGTTCGAGCTGATAACACGGCAGGATATTTTTGTAATGTTACTGCATTATTGCAACGGTTGACAGTCCGTGTAAAAAACAGATCACAAAAATTTTAAAACCATTTTGATATGAAAACAACCTTTAAATTTATCGGAATTGAAGAAGGTTCACGGTGTCCACATTGTGGAGCTGATGGCAAATATATTTATACGTGGGAGGAAAACGGTGCTTCTCATTCGGCGATGGCCGGGTGTTATAAGTCGCTCACGGGAATGATTGAAAAAGGAGAGGATGAAAGATACTTTGAAATACTTGCCGAAAAACGTGTGAAGGGTAAGGATTTAACCGGATGGGATAAGAGCATCGCCAGGCTTTTACAATTTAAACAAGACGGCAAATACCCCGCAGAATGGTGTGATAAAAAGATCAGGCAGCAACTATCCGAAAGGAAGCAATATTTAAGCAGAAAAAGATATTAACCAATCGGGGGGACTTTTCCTCCCTTATTGTAATGCAGCCGGAGACAGTTACAAGCCTGTAAATGCAGAGTACAATATTAGAACATAAAACAATTAAATATTACAGATATGGAAACAAAGAACATCACTGAATTAGAAAAAACAATCGTCGATGTGATTTTCAACTACGGAAACGAATATGACGGTAAAAAATATATGTCATTCGGCGACCTTGCCGACGATTCTGGTTTAGCCGATGCAAGAATATTAAGAGGTGTTGTCTCCAGCCTTTCAAAGAAGGGTGTTATTGAAATTGAGAAAGATTTTTTCACCAAGGGAGACACGGCACTATTTTTAAGTTCGGAATACTCGAACGATTAATCCCTAACGGTTCTACCCCGGTTCGATTCCGGGGAGGGAGCAAAACAAATCATTTAAAAACAAAACGATATGAAAGAAAATTTAATGTTCGGTTGTCTTGGAAACGGGACAACGGTTTGCGACACAAACGTAACCAGAAACGGAGACTATAAAAACGTCGCACATATAAGTGATACCGGAAAAATTACATGGTACGTGAAAAGAATTTCACGGGAGGCAAGAATAATAATTGAAAATGAAGCAGAAAAACACATAGATAATTATTAATCGTCCGAACGATTTAAAACAGCCTTTAGGTTCGGAGCGTCTCCCCGGTTTGGGGAGGGTAGGAAATAATTAATTAAATAAATATAACATTATGAAAACAAAAGAATGTATCACAATTAAAGACGTTGAAAATGTAAAAATAGGGGATGTTCTTAATTTTAGATCACCAACTAATAATAATAAAATAATACGACGAAAAGTGCACTGTTTTAGTATAGATTCGCTTAACGGCGACAACGTTCATGTAAGGATAGAATTTAAGGCTGGAAATACTATTTATTCTCCAGTTGTGGAAAATGTTATTTCGCTAAATCCACATATAAAACAAGTTAAAAAACAAGTGTCAATGAACATTCAAAAAACTACTGGATTTTATAACGGATTTGAAACGGATATTTTTGCGTGGTTTATTGAATACAAAGGAGATAAATCGAGGTATGGCAGACCATTTATTTATATCACCAACACCGAAAATAAATTAACTGAATGGTATTTGTAATAAACATCCGGTCGTAACGAGGTGGTTTATGACGTTACGGCTGACAAATTATTAATTTAAAAAAACAAAGTTATGAAAGCAATAAGACTAAAGACAACGACAGCCCCGAAAGTATATTTCAGCGAGGGAGCATCAAGAGACTGGAGCGTACAGAAACATGCCTGTGCGCTGGCTTGTAAAGCGGTGGGATTAATTGTGATGAAGTACAATTCAGGCAATGGATTCCCGGACGAGAAGAACGGAGTTTTTGCACATTACGTCAAGGAAAGGAAATGCCTTGTCGTGCAGACTATGGAGGAAATGAAAGACGGGCTGATTGTGCCTGAAGTATAACGGGGCAGAAAACAACGCATTTTAAGCCGTTTTAAGCGACAGCATAAAATAAACAGTAAAGAGGTCGGAAAAACAAAAACACCAGCGTGGACGGGCAGAAAATAACCCTGTTCACGCTTTATTATCGTTCATTGAAACTGAACGGACAGAAAAAATAACTGTGCAGAAAATAACCGCCAAAAAGAAAAGTGAAAGGCGACAAAAGGGGAAATGCAAAAAACAACAGAAAAAACAACAATTATGAACACATTAAGACAGGCATTCAAAATGAAATATCCCGCATATGCGGACAGCATATTGAACAGATTCGAGAAAATAACCCACCAAAAAGCGGAATGGGAAAACATGACCAAGGTAAACATGGATATGTTTGTACGTGGATTACAAAAACAAATGGCACGGTCGAGCGCAAAAACATACTGTTCCATGCTAAAGGCGGTGTTGAATCTTTATTCCGACGAGGTAGATCTGCCAAAATCGTTCAACGAGACGCTTACGGTGAAGAAAGACGTTAGCCAGAACATCTATCTTACCGATGAAGAGGTGCAGAAAATAATCGCATACGAGCCGGAAAACGACACGGAAAGAGCGATAAGAAACCAGTTTGCCCTCGGCTGTCTCACCGGAGCACGATACTCCGATTACATCATGTTCACAAGTGAAAACATCTTCGCAGGCACGTTAAGATACGTTTCAAAGAAAACAAGCATACAGGCTGACATACCGTGTGCCCCTGCGGTGAAAAGGATAATCAGGGAAAACGAGGCGTACGGATTTATCGGAATGGAGTTCACCCTTGCACACTTCAACAACATCATCCGTGATATCTGCCGGAAAATAGGCATAACGGAAAAAATGAAACTGTATCAGGGCGGAAAATACGTCGAGGGCGAAAAGTGGGAGTTCGTGGCAAGTCATACAGCCAGAAGATCATTTGCGAGCAATCTTTACCTTAAAGGAATAGACATATATCTGATAGGTAGACTCATGGGACACGCCGGAGGTGTTCAGCAAACAGAAAAATACATTTGTGTTCCGCTGGCTTCCGCAAGTCAGGAATTAAAGGATTACGTGAAAATGTTTGCATGACTTTTAAAACTTTAACTTAATTTCGTTTCATTTTGTGGGGTTTGTTGCTAATTTTGCGACAAACTCCATGCTTATGAAACCAGTCGACAGGATAAGCCTGTTTATAGAGCACCTAAATATAACCACGGCCGAATTCGAGCGGAAATGCGGTCTGTACTACGGTTATGTTGCAAACCAGAAAAGAGGGAGCGGGGGGTTTAGCGGAGAATCATTAAAACAGATATTCGACGTTTTTCCCGAACTTAATTTTGACTGGGTTATCACTGGACGTGGAACAATGCTTTACTCCGACATATCAACTTATTACAAGGATGCATACGATTCATCCATTAAACAGATAACAACCCTGTATCATATCATAGGCGAGCTGGAGGCAAAAAAACAAATCTGATACTGAATAAGTTGCAAAAATAACAGCTTTTCGCTATATTTGTTACAAAAAAGATATGGCAAAAGAAAAGAATTTAACGGCGAGGTTGATGAAGCAGTTTGACGTTTCTGCCGATGATGTGTATTTTTCGATGTTGCTTGCAATGGGTCTGCCACAATCAGAGGCTTTCATTGCAGTATTTCGCCCGCTAACGTCAGGGACGACCGCTCTCGCAAACAGGCATATCCGGGAAAATCCAAGCATCAATTCACTTATCACATATCTTAAATCCGAATCAGGCACTCACGAATCTGATAGCGAATTGACCGACGAGGATGCAAGAGAACTCGTTGAAAGGTACAAGGACAAGGACTATGTGCTTAACGAACTAATCAAGGCATCTAAAATGATGAACGGCAAGGAAAGGGCTGATGCGCTAATGAAAATTGCCGACCTGCAACAGATGCGCAAGGAGGAAAATAAAACAGAAGAGGAGCGTGTCCACTACTATATCCCGCTTCCTTTCTGCAAAAATTGTCCGAACAAGAACAGTCTCGGCGAGCGGTGAAATAAAAAAGGCGGTATTACCCGCCTTGAATTATCCAGCCCTTTTATCCCTGTTTATCTTTCTTTGCCTTAAAGCATTTCCGAAATTCAGCATTTCTTCAACCCTGTTTTCTATTATAGGTTTCATATACGTTTTGTGAAGAATAAAATCCTCCAACGTCTCACCCCTCAATAAAACACCAGTCAAGGCAAGTCCGGTTCCCCTATAATCCGGAAGCGGTGCGTTCTTTACATTCCGATAACACTCGCAAAGAACGTATTTCTTCTTTCCGTCGCCCAAAATGGTGTAATCGAGCTTCATGCTTTCCATTTCCTTTTCCGGTATGCTTATATCCCTACATCTATCAATGTACACATCCCGCTCTTCGTCTGTTAAATTAGCCAATCTTCTTGCGTTAATCATATGTTTAATTTTAAATCTGCTACTCAATATTTCTTATAAATCCCAAAAGTTCATCCCCGCATTCCTCACGGAACATCGCCATGAACTTTTCCAGAACGTCATATCCGGTTAAATCTTCATTACCGTCCAGATTATATTCCATCCTCTTTCTGAAATTGTGCTCTATTTCCCAAAGAACACCAGCCATCTCCGTACTGTGGATGGCGCATTTCAGCTTATGCCTATCCTTTATTTTTATCGTCGCTTTCATCGATATTCCTATTTATCGTCTGTTTCAACGCTTAATCTCTTTTCAAAGTCTTTCAGTACGCTTACAAGCTCGTCAATACAGTCAATAGCCCATCGTTCCGTTCTTATCACGTAATATGTTCCCGCTCCGTTGTCGTCCGTTGAGACCTCCAATTCCTGATATTCGTCACGGTCTTGGTCGTCAATTTGAAAGTAAGTTACTTTCATTTCCGAAATACCCACTTCTTCTATTTCCGGTAAAATTCCTGCTTTTATCTTCATTTGTCTAAATTTAAAACATTCGTAAATGTCATGTTAGCAGTAATTTTAGGTGTAAACATAACCGCAGTCGTGACAAATGTCTGCATCGTCAGTTATTGTTACTTGTGTACTGCCACACATTACGCATTCTTCATGTTCTGGAAACTGGTCGCTGTTTACTTCCAAATGGCTGTAATTGTTGCCATCGGAATAAAAACTACTGCTAACATCGGCTAAAACAAAATTTTTATTTACTCCGTTTCTGCTATCAATGAAGTTTACTACCATTTCAAAAATTCTTATTTCGTTTGCGCCACTTTCAAAGATGTGGTCAATCTCTAATTTCAGGTGTTTTTTGTCTTGTTCTGTCATTTTTTCGTTCTTTTAATCAATAAATAAAAACTATCGTTTAGCCCGAAACCGTTATCCTATGACAGCATCCGATAAAAAACCACCGCTGCAAAGTTTTGTTGAAACATGTAAGACTGCTCAACCACTTTTACGTCAACTTGTATTACCTCAATGTCTGTTCTGTTAATGAACTCTTCAAAGCCTTCCATTGTGTTAAATAACTGTACTTTTTTCATTTTTATTTGTGTTGTGGAGCTATCTTCCATAATTTTAAAACATTCGTAAATGCCACGTTGTAGGCAATTCAATCACGCCACGTTACCATCATTGCTTCGAGTTTATCACCAAGCAACGAACTACCATAATTTTCAAACTTCATTTTAATCGAAGGATGTACTTCTAATCCATTCGGGCATTGAGTTAAAAATGGTAATTGTCTTTTATCTTCACTAATTGAAAGGGCTTCTAAAATGAAGTCATTCAAATTTTTTGGCTCATCAGAAGAACTGCGCACAACATTGTATAAATGTTCATTGCCGTGTTCATCTGTAATTTTAAGTTCAAGTTTCATATCTACTTAGTTTTAATTTGATAATTCTGTTTTTCAAAATCGGCAACGCCATTTATACCTTGCCGTTATCCGTTTGGGTGAATTTTACAACCATTAGGATACCACTTGTCGCTCCCGGTAAATCTTATGCACTTGCACTCGCTATCCGGAAAATCATCGCTAACGGAACCAACACAAAACAAATACAATAACTGCTCTTTTGCCTCGGACGGCTCTATTGCCTTATTGTAAAGCAATTCTAAAATTTGGTCTATACTCATTTTATCGCTCATATCCGTGATTTTTGGGGGTTATCGTCATATAACCCGATTTGTTCATCGCCCCGCATCGTATCGATCAGGGTTTGCTTTTGTTGATATTTATCGTGAATATTGCCGATAACCTCCATTCTTCTCTGATAATATTCAGACAGGACATACGGTTTATACCGTGTTGAGCTTCCTCCGCTACCCATCGGTTCGGATTCATCGAATTTTTTGTACGCTGATTTCCCGGTAAGACCGAACATCCCATATTTCGGGAAATATTTGATAACTGATGATGTTGCTCCTATAATTACAATATCCCCCTCATAAATCTTTACCCCGTTTTTATCTTTCAGCCCGGTGTACTGACAAACAGTTTCGGGATAAACTACATCCAGTTGTCCAGAACAATAATGCAGCCCGTCATCCGTGAAATCACCGTGAACAACATTTGCAAAGCTGCTAAATATCCTATATGTATCGGTTTCTGTATTTATTACTATATCACCATACACCCATTCACCATTTCTAATTTTCTTTGCTTTGAATTTAATCTCTCTCATTATTTTTTTTTAGTTCGTTTTCAAATTCCTTTTCTATACTCTTTTTAACAAAACGATCTATCTCTTTTTCAGTAAGAAAGTCTTTAAATGTTTCTTTCAGGTACTCCGAAATAGAATCCTTTATCGCCTTCATTGCTTCGTAATCCTCGCTGTCCATCAAATCTTTCATCATCCCAACGTTTCCCATTATCCATTCTAACGGATCGCCCTTGTACAGATAAGGCATATTGCGAACAAATGATGATGCTATTTCCTTATATCCGTTGTATAAGTCCTTGTCAAATGCCATCGTTTTTTAGTTAGTTTTCAATAAAATACCCACAATCCACCTCGTTAAAACCACTATAACTGTACGTCTCCCAAGGCAGGCAATCCAGATACCTCTTGCATTTCAGTTTCTTTTCGCAACGCTCGTTTGCGCAGCGGGAAGTGTCTTTATTTAGCATCATTTCTCGCCTCCTTCCTCGATGGGTCGCCAACCGATAATTTTCCGACTTGTTGACCCTTCTACCGTCCAATCATTTCCAATACCAAGAGGGAAGTAACGTCCAACACCGTATTTTAATTTCCCTGTCGCTGTCTCATACTTTACAAAAACAGAAACATTGCTTTCTGGCGGCTCCTCTTTCGGATCTCTCCATTGCATTGCTTCATTGTATCCTGAAATAAAAGATTCCTCCAATATAAGTTTAGGATTTGAGTGTATCACCCCGACATTATATTTAAGGTCGTGCGCTCTTTCTCTCAATGTTTCTTCAATCGTTTTCATTCCAAACACTCCTTTACTCTACATTCGTAATTCCCCTGACAAGCCTGTTTGCCCTCTTGTTCTGTCTCGAATTTTCCTATTTGATTAATTCTTCTGAATGCCAACCATTTTTTAGATTGCACGTCATACTGTACACAGTAAGTTCCAAAATTTGATTTTGCCCAATGAGTATAGTCCTCATGACTGCTATTCCACTCCAACGGCTTTATCTTCGGAGAGGATTGATTAGCAAACCAATCAGCAAAATCGGCAGCTTCAGACCATCCAATCAGCTTGTTTTTATCCCACCCTCGCATTTCTGCAAACTTGTAAAGCATATCTCCTGCTTCTGTAGGTTCTGTTTTCATAATAAATTATTTATACGGATTAAATTCGTCTGTTACATAAACCTTTTCGCAGTCTTCTGTAATTAGGTCGAAGTGAAATTTATACATAAGCTGAAATAACTCTGACTGATAAGGAACGACAGAGGCTTCGTGTGTTCTGCATCTGAAACAGTAAAATGATAACGTTTCAAAGGAAAAAGTAAATTCATAAGCCATTGCTCCACCTGAATACAATAAATAACAACGTCCATTTTCAAACCCAATATCCCATTTCAGTTTTTTAAATGCAATTTTAGCCAACTCTACAATCGGCACAAACGGCTTACCATCGTTGTAATCCGCCTGAACGCACTCTTTTGTGAGGTCGGATAATGTGCGAACAATAGGTATAAAATCTTCCCTAAATGTATTGTTTTCTATGTCAGCATACATATTTCCAGTCAAGCGAACGACCCCTACTCGATCTGTTGTTTCCTTATAATTTGGTCTAAAACCATAAGGTGATTTTAATTTCAGTCCATACGGCAAACTTGCGCTTAAAAATTCTGTTTTAGTCATTTCTGTTGTTTTTATTTATTCAATTCTTTCATAACTTCCTCCCAAAACTCACGTGTCATTTCGGCTCTGATAAAGTCTGGTTTTCCAATCGCCCTTTTTCTGTACCACACAACATCTAAATCCAATATCTGCTGAGCGAGTATTTTTGCGCATTGAATTGAGTTGTGTTTTTCTACTTGGCTTTCAATTTCCCCGTTGGCGAAAACACTGAATTTTTCAATCAATTCATCCGCTTTCTTCCGAGCCGCTTCTTTGTATTCTTCCTGTGTCATAATCACAATGCTTTATTTAAAATTGTTTCGTATTCCTCCGGCAAATCGTAATCCCAAAAACTTAACTTTCCTTTCACGTTCAGAATAGGTTTGTCGAAAAGTATTGGATTTGCAAGCACCCAATTATAAACAACATTATTGTTGTACTTTCCTAAATATGCAGGCAGTCCATTTGATATATCATATACGTCAGTAGGAATAGATTCTGTCTTTTCAGCCCATATACTCGGATGGTTTAAAACGCAATCAACGATTTCAACGCTGCCGATGATGGCTGAACGATCCCATCTGTCAATAGGCTTTACAGTCGTTGAATTCCAATCAAACTTATCGCATGCGTCATTGTATTGCTCTCTTGTCAAAGTCGAAAGATTGAGTTTCTTATTGCCACTCGCATGAATCAACACCCTTTCCCCGATGTACTTCTGCGGGCATTTCCACGTGCGGTTCTCGATTGGTTTAATGCCGGAGCATATTAAAAAGCTCCATGGCTGTTTCACGCTCAAAGCTTTCATAATTTTACTTTTGTTTTAGCTGTCATACTAATTCTTCTTTTTATCCTGTTTCGACAGATCACCAAGACTTTCAGCCTCTTTTATCCGCTCCACTATCGCATAAGCAATAGCTTCACCCCATGTCCCCTTGCGTCTATGCTTAACGTAGTACTCCAGTGCCCAGAAAATAACATCTTCGACCTTCTCAGGGTGCATATCTTCGTTCAGCTCTTCGATTAGTATTTCTTTTGCTGTTTTCATTTCTTTAGTTTTAATTATTCTATCGGTCTCCAGCCGATAACGTTTCTACCTGTTGAACCCTCAATAGTCCAAGGGTTGCCGATTCCTAAATCAAAATACTTCGCTATTCCATATTTTTCTACATCTTTTGCAGTTCTGTATTTCACGATGATAGGTTTGCCGATTTCCGGCAACTCCTCTTTCGGGTCTCTCCAACGGGTGGCTTCTTTGTAACCTTGAATATACCCTTCCTTTACTCTATTAATCCACCCATTTACGGTTCTCCACCATCCGAATTTAATATACAAATCTGCTTTTTCTTCAATTGTTTTCATTCTAAACACTCCTTTACTCTCCGTTCGTAATCTTCCTGACAAACCCGTTTAGCTTCGTCTATGTAATTGGATTCAACCTCAATCAATCCACTCATAAAATATGCACTAATTGTATATTCATTAAAACATTCATCAATAGTGCTTATTTTAATTTCGCCAAAAGGTGTTTCTGCAATTAAGTCACTACCATTCTCTTTCCACTCCAACTGCTTTATTTTCGGGGAGGATTGTTTTACATACATTTCAAACAGCTTTTCAATCCGATAATTAGCTATCTCTGTCATTCCGAATTGCGAATGAATTTTAACCACTTCGCTTTGTATGTTTATTGTCGGTTCTGTTTTCATTTCTTTAGTTTCAAAATTGATTTCCGAATTTCCTCTGCCCGTCTAACACATTGTCCAAGTTCCTCATAACGGTCGCCATCGTAATTTTTTACATGGAGTAAATATTTGGTAGCCCAAGCCAAATGTTCTAATACACTTCTAAGTGAATAAGGATTATCTTCTCCGGTGATAGTTAAGATTTTTTCTTTATTATCTTCAATAGCCTGATTGTAAGCATCATTTTGAACATCCCTTATAAGAGATTTTATCTTTTCTCTATTGTCTCTGCTTATTCCATAGGGTGCTCGAACAAATGTGCTATCTATGTGTTTTAAAATTTCTTCTGCTGTTTTCATAACTGGTCGTCGTGTTTGTTTATAATTTCCCGTATTTTTTCTGCTTGATCGTGAAAATCTGAATCGCTATAAGCCATAGAGTAGTCGTGTCTTTCTCTTTGTTTATTCTCTGCTTTCATTCCTTCGATTTCAGCCTGTACAGCCAAAATGAGTCCGAGTCTTTTAATGTCTGCTGTTGTCATAATCAATACTTTTTTCCGTGCATCCTTTCACGGGTTGCGTTATACTTCATCTTTAACTCAATGTGCTTTTCGATATCGATTCCTTTCGCTCCGCACAGGTCGAGTATTCGGATAATTGTATCGGCCAATTCGTCTTCAAAAGTGTCTTTAATCGAATTTTCAAAAGACCATTTAAAATCAATAAAATCTTCTTTGTCTTTTTCAATTAATTCCAAGTCGGCATACAACCCATTCCTATCTGCTTCCATCGCCTCAGACAATTCTGACACGCATAACATCAACAGCGTCCCTGTCTCTCTTTCTTTATCCCAAAATCCTTTGTTTATTGCATATTCGTGAATTTCATCACGTAATTTGTTTAATGTTTTCATAATTTTTATTTATACGGATTAAATTCGTCTGTAACATATACTTTTTTGCAATCTTCCGTGATTAGGTCGAAGTGAAATTTTAAAAGCTGTTGAAAAAGTTGAAGCTGATTTACAACAGAAACGGATTCACCAGATTTAGCACCGAAGAAAGAATTTGAATTTGAATCATACCCAAAAACATTTTGCTTATCTACGAAAGCAATAAAAACAGTATTATCTTTCAACGACTGAAACAGAAACTCGGGAGAGTCTTGTTTGTCCCAACTCATTTTAGCCAACTCAACAATCGGAATAAACGGTTTACCATCGTTATAATCAGCCTGAACAATCTCTTTTGTGAGATTTGAAAGAGGGCGAACGATAGGGATAAAATCATCTGTAAAAGTTCTATTCTCAATGTCAGCATATAAATCGCCAGTGAGATTTACTACTCTTACAATTCCGGTTGATTCCTTCCAGTTTGGTCTAAATCCATACGGAGATTTCATTTTCAGTTTATATGGCAAACTTGCCGAAATAAATTCTTGTTTTGTCATAATCACTTGTTTAATTCTTTCATAATTTCCTCCCAAAACTCACGTGTCATTTCGGGTCTGATAAATAGTGGTTTTCCGACTGCTTCCTTTCTGTACCACACAACATCTAAATCCAATATCTCCTGAACGGCTATTTTGGCGCACTTTGCCGCATTATCCCGCTCTAAAGCATCTCCCGGGAAACCTACAACATTCTTGCTAAACCTTTCAATCAGCTCTTCCGCTTTCTTCCGAACTGCTTCCTTGTATTCTTTATCGGTCATAATATATCTTTTAATTGTTTATTGTCTGATTTTTAATACATCTAAATCTCTCTACCGCCCTTTTCGCATAGTAACTTGTCAGCTTATCCCAATACCCGACTGCGAGTTTATCGTTCACAGAAAGTTTGTCCAGCATCTGATTAATGCCGTTGACTACCGTTGCGTGGTGTTTACCGAATAACCGTCCTATTTCAGTCAACCGCCAACCGTCATTTCTCAAATAAAGAAAAACAGCGTATCGGGCAAATGTTGTGCGCTCGCTTTGTGATTTACTGTTAATGTCAAATCCGAAAATCGTGTTGTATTCCTTAATAATTTCGTTATTGTGCATATTACTTTAGGCTGCAAATGATTAATCAATCATTATAAATTCAAACTCAACGTTTTCGGGAAAAGGTTTGCCCTGTTCGTTATATATTTCCCTCATTTCCTCCCAGCTATTGGCGAAATCCTCTTTCACCTCCTCAATCGTATCACCCAATCCAAACACTCCGAATGTAAACGGATTCACTTCGCCGTAAATGAATGCGGAATAACCCGTCTTTTCGTCTCCCTCTATTGCTATTGTTACTTTCATATCATTTAAATATCATACTGTTTATTTCAAAAAATCTTTTAAATCAATTATTCTCCTACCCTGTACATCGTATCTCCGATTGTGAGGTGCGTCCATCAAAAAGCAACAAATACCGTTCTGATTCAACTCGACGAAGTTATCAAACCTGTCATCAATGAACACGTCGCATTTGCCCTTTAAAGCACTCACCTTGCTTTCTCCGTAGCCTACCGATATAAGTTCCACGTCAGGGAATCCGTTCTTTACAAGCCACTCTCTCGTCCATTCAGACGGTATTGAGCGTGACGTTACGTAGCACACAGGTTCGAACTTCAAATCTTCTGGATTTACCTTTCTCGGAATGTTAAGCCAGAATTTCTTGTCGGAATGCAGCTTGTCGAACCGCTCCTTTCTGAAATTATGGTCGTGCCACCATATCGGAATGTCGCAATTGTGATAATCGCACCAGTAGCTTATCGTGTCAGCCAACACGTCATCAATATCCAGACCGACAGTAGGCATTTCAAGGTATTTATGAACCCTGTCATCACCTTGCGGATAGATGCGCTCATACTCCTTTAAAAACGCCAAATTGCACATTGCATGATCTAAGTGGGATAATCCACTTTCCTTATCAAAATCTTCACCCGAACGGAAAGCGTTTATGTGCCTTAGTAGGGAGTTCAGCACGTCAGACCATTTCATCCCTTTTCGGTAATTGTTTCTCTCGTACTTTTCAGCACCGAACGTCAACACCTTTGCCAATCCCTCAATAACTGCTGGCGGTATCAAATCCAGCTGTGTCTTTCCATCGTTGTAACGTAATCCTTTTCCGTCTTTAGTTGAACTCATACCTTGCTATTATTTCGTTTTTATTCCATACGTTCTTATGTACGTCGATATAAATGTCATACTCGACGTACTGAATATATCGGTAAAATGCTTTCATGTCGGTGAATACCTTTACTCCGTTTTCTTCTCTCATGGTTCAATTATTTCACGCCAACCAACGATTGAGTTTTTAAATGTGTATGAGCCGCGCCATTCTTTTTTACCCAAAATAGTACCGCGACAGTCTTTGGGTGTGTACATTTCGGTGATAGCATATTTTCCATTTGATGTTTTTACAATTACCTTTTCTCCTATTTCCGGCAACTCCTCTTTCGGGTTTTTAAACCGTAGTTTGTCGAGGATGAAGTTTGCACCTGCCGTGAAATCGTTAATGCATAGCAACTTTTGTTCTGCCAAATCTGATTCTTGGTAAACATCCTCATATACTTTGTTTTTATATTCCTCCGCCTTTTTTTGTATTTCTTCTCGTGTCATAATTTAAAATAGTGTTAATTGTCTTTCCTTTTTATTAAACTGTTTTCAGTATTGTTATTTTTGTAAACTCTTCGTTAAAATATGCGTTCAAATGTCCATCTTGGATGAGCCAGCACACCACTTTTATGAATAAATCTCTGGACTTCTCTTTCACTTCTGAAACATCGAACGCATCTCTTTCGGAAAGCCCAGCGTAAACTCTATTGGCGAAAGTCCAGAAATCTTTACCCATTTTCTTATGATATTCCAAAAGATGGGAATCGTCTGTTAATCGTAAATTTGAGAAATCCATTTCCTTAAAAACTTATGCGCTTTAAAATGGTAACGGGTCAATTGTCGGAGTGAACGGCAAGTCAACTATCGGAAGCTGTGCGTTCATTTCCCGTTCAACAAACATGTTCTTATTGTCCTCAATTAAAGTCGAACATGATTCTGGATTCTCGCTGTGGAACTGATACATTGAAAACCGTCCGTTGTCCTTATTCCACTTAAACCAGCAATGGGCGTTATTCTCCCCCAAGTGTGCAAACTTGCATTTAAGAACCTTCACCTTAACCATGTTAAACTCGAAATCCCTATATACAAGCAATCCGTGTGGAGACATGTCGTAAAACTCTCCACCGCCCTTTATGTCGTAAAATGACGGCTCGTAATTCTTTTCTCCCTTTTCGGGTTTTCTCGGATGGGCTACAAGAATAATCAGTATATCGTTAACCCTTGCAAACTCGTCTATCAAAGCCAGATAATCGTTGGTGTAATCCGTTATGCTCTTGTTTAGTGATTCAGCCAGACGAACCTTGTTGAACGGGTCGATAACCAGAACCTTTATACCGAACTTCCTTATCAATGATTTTGTCTTTTCAAGAACGGCAGTTAGGTTATATCTGTCAAGGTCTATAAACTTGATATTGTCGTCGATGAACTGTTTGGCTTGTTTGTGCCATCCCGTATTAACCTGTTCTCTTGTCCTTACCCATTGACCGACCAACTTTGCTTCGAGCTTTGATGCGTGAATTACGTTCGGCTTGTTTTCTGGACTTGCGTAGGCTATCTTCCAGCCATATTCTCTATTATACCCCAAACACATCTCGTCAACCCAATCGGACTTACCGTGAGACGGAATACCAGTAACGGTTATAAACTGCCCCGTATAGGTTGAAAACACATCGTCGAAGTATGATTTGCCAATCTTATACCCTCCGTTCATCCCGTTTAAAAGGAAATGGTCATAGTCCTTTTCCCAATCGTGGAGAGACGAAACGTTTTCAATCGGAACTTCTTTTGCGTTATCGAAACAACCTCTTAAAACATGCGTTCCAAGATTTACAAGAACTTCGTTTGCGTCCTTATACTTCCCGAACTCTATTATCTTGCACCGTTCAGAACCGAGCCTACGAATGAACTCTTTTCGTGTGTTCAGTCCAGCCTCGTCCGTGTCCAACGCCAAATAAATCCAGTCCTTATTATCGAAGTACTCTATCGCGGAATCTAAATATTCTAAGTTTACCGTTTTTAATGAAGAACCGTTTGGAACGGAAACAACATCCTGAATGCCTATCTCCATGAACGAAAGGCAGTCAATCTCACCCTCTGTAATCACACAGATTTTAGACGTTCGTATATTATCTATATTGTAGAATATCCTTTCTGCACCCGATACAAGTTTGAAATTTTTCTCTCCATCCCGATACTTTACATTTATCAGTTCACCATCCCGATAATAGTTGAACATTATTGCATTTCTGCGCTTGAATCCGTTCTTTGTCGGCATGTCGGTAACACAATCGGATATGCGGGCGTTCTTCAATGTCTGCGGAGAGATACCACGTGAATGAAACCATTCAACCACCTTGTCGGATAAGTTTGTCGTATTTACGTCCTTTGGTCTTACGTAGGTCTTTTCCTCCATCTTCTTTTTATAGGTGTGTAGCTGAACACGTGCTCCACAATGGTTGCATTGACCCAATCCTGTATCCCAGAAAACGCTCATACATTTTTCTGCGCTTTTCTTTCTTGTATGGGAACATTCTGGGCAAGTCCACCGCTTTACGCCTTCGGGTATATCGAATTGGTTAAACTTGTCAACATCGAATCCATTAACTTGCATATTCTATGAATTTCACACGTTCAACGCCTTTCGACTGTAAATTATCTTCATAGTCTTTCAGGCTGCTTTTCTGTATTTTTCCGTCAAGCTCCCATATGATTAAACTCCTCAGGTCTTTTTCCTCCTCGTAGTCGGGAAGATTATTTAGAAACGTTGAGAAGTTTTTCATGTAAACATTTCCCTGTTCGCACTCTTTCGTGTATTGACGGATGGTTTTAATCAACTCTTCCTTTGTGTGCTCTTTCAGTAGTCTTTTTATCTTTTCCTTATCCTTTGCGCTCTTTCCGTTACTGCTGCCTCTCACAACGCACCTTGTCGGATAAGCCTTGTAAACCTCCTCAATGTCGCTTTTCGCATCGTAAACCTTTTCATAGATCGAGAAAGAGTTGAACAGATTCTTTTCCTTTATGATGCTTTCCAGTTCGGAAATGATGGAATGATAATCCCCGTTACCGATTTTTGCCGTTATTACTATCTGTGCTTCCATAAACCTTGATTAAAATTATCGTCCGTTCATCAATTCTCTTTTGCCTGTGCGTGTTAAGTATCTCTCTGCCGATATGTGCAAATGTCAACGCTTCTTCTCTTCCGGTGTAGTACACGGAATCGGGATCGTCTAAGATTGTTGTCATGGTCTTGATGATTATAGTTTCGGATACGTTAATTTAATGCGTCATATTTTTCTGCTAATTCATCACACGTCATGCTTTCAAAATCATCACACTCAAGAGGCATTCTTGTTAGGTGCTCAATATCCAAATTACGGTGTTCCGCCTTGTATGAATACATATTCGTTTGTTTCTTTTCGCACGTAAAAATCCTGTACCCATCCTTAATCTCCATTTTTAAATGTTTGCAGAATTCAAAACACTTATGTTTATTATTTGGATTGTCTCTGCATTTTCTTTCGTGCTTAAATAATGCGCCCGCATTGGTGCTTGTTTTCGGGCAAAAATCACATTTATACGCTTCTATTTTTTTCATGTCTTGTTATTTAGTCTGGTGGATCGTAAAATTCTCTCGATTGTTCAATCAATTTATTTATCTTTCTTTTAGTCATGTTCTTGAATTCATGCTGCTCGATAAACGAGTAGAACCGCTTCGCATCTTTCGTGAATATCCGGTACTCGTCCTGTGAGTATGGCGTATCTATGTTGTCGTTGTAAACCTCAATCCGCCCTGCTGTGTAATCGTAATACTTCGGGTTGAATATCATCTCTCCGGTGAATGTCAGCCACCAACTGAAACGCCTTTCGTAAAAATGCTTAATACCTTTCATACTTCAATTATCTCAAACTCAACTCGTGGATTCGCCTTGTCAACGAACTTCTGTGCGACTATCTTTATACAGTTCCGGTCATTTTCAATCGCTCCGCACGACTGCAACATATCTAAAAGGACTTTGAAACTATTGTCAAGGTCTGGACGTTGTGATGAATTGAAAACATCTACATACAGTTCAAACAAGCCCTTTATTCCCTTGTTTCTATATTCGTTACATTGCAGGTAAAAACTCTTTTCATACGCCTTTAAAGCGGGTGTTTTGGCTAAACTGCCGTGCCCGTGTATAGTGATTATCCTGTAACAATTGCTCTTTGATGGTATCTGCCCCAATATTGTCTGTTTCATATCATATCAAAATAGCTCATTGCTAAACCCTTATCGTCATCATCCACATTAGCCATAACCAGATTGTAAAGGTCTGTCTGCCTACGTCTGTATTCTCCGCTTTCATCGTAAATATGATGATGCTCCCTGCAACTTATAATCAAATTCCACTCCTCTGTATAGTATTTAGGAAAGCGTGATTTTGGTAACAGATGTGCCAAATCGTTTCCATATTTTCCGCAGAAATGACACACTTTGGGTAACCCCTGCTTTATCTTATGTAGTACTGCGTTTTTCTTTGTCTGTTTTTTGCTTACTTGTCTCATAATGCACATTATTTATACACCCATCTGAAACCTCCACAAGTTCCGTTTTTGCGTTTAATTGATTCTCTTATGTTTGGCTCGTGTATGTTTAATTCTCTATTTGCCTGATATGCAGACTTAAACTCTTTTATAAAATCACCATTTAGACTAAATTGCAATACTGGTCTTTCTGCTGTTTTTGCTCCATTTTTAATCCTCGTTGTGAGGCGTTTATTCATACCATTTGCGTATTTAATATTATAAGAAACACTACACCACTCTAAATTTTCCACCATGTTATTCTGTTTATTTTCGTCAATGTGGTTTACTTGTGGATATTCATTCGGGTTTATTAAAAATGATTCTGCGACCAACCTGTGAACGTACTTGTCTGTCTCTTTATGTTTCTTATATAGTTTTACATACAAATAACCCTTACCGTTATCGTATTTATTTACTATTCTTTCTTTTATAGTCCTGTAACTTCTACCAAAAGGAACAATTCTCTCAAGTGATTTTACATTACCATAATTACTAATCTGATACATATTTTCAAATCCAACTATATCTTTCCAAATCTCTTTCATAATTTCAAATTGTTAATTGCAACTAATTTTATGTCAACCTGAATCGTTGTTTGCAATATTTGCATCTGTATAGCTTTTCATCGTTCACGGCTGATAATTTATGTTGTCAAATAATGTTCCTTGTTCGTATTTCTGCAATGAATTGGTGGCGCAATCAAGTATGTGCCTACCGGTTGATGGGTGGACGCAATTTCTGTAAATCTGGTCTTTTCTGCTGTTTATTTTGAAATTTGAAAGATCAAATCCGTGAAGATTAATCCACTCTTTTGCACTTCCCCTGTTAATATCCGAATTCACAACCTCTGTCTTTAATATTGTGAAGCTGCTCCAGAACAAATGACGACCAAGTTTTATCGTTGGTAGTATTAACGGCTCGTAATACGGTGTTACGTTTTCCACCACCCATTGACCATTAAAATAATTCTGCAAGAAAATTATTTCCTGATAAAGTTTCATATCCGGGTATTTCTTCGCCACCCTGTTGTCGTTTTTCCAACCGAATAAACGCAGCCTTGAATGTGTCTGGCACGGTGGGCTACTCCAGATAAAATCATATTCGGGATAATGGTCTAATAGGTATTGATGGGCATCTCCAACAACTACTGTATCACCAGGAAAATAATGTCGGTAAACATTAGCTATATCTTCACGATATTCAACAGCTGTAATTTCATGCTCATCTCCCCATAGTTTCCTATTCCCTCCAATCCCCGCATATAAATTCAATATCTTCATATCATATAAATCCTCTAACTGTTAATCGTTCGTTTAAATTCAATATCTTCATCCGTTTTAAGGCTCGATAATCATTTCCGCAATACCTCTTCATTCAGTCCGCAAAGTGCCGAAATTTCGCTTACAAGTGCGCAGTATTGGTATGTGTTGCGGTGCTCCTTGTCGGTGATGGTTTGATGAATAGCGGATAGTACTGCCATCAGAACAATGTACCCTGTGTTTTCTCAAACTCCATCATCCTGACATTCTTTACCGCCTCATCAAAGTATGATTTTTTAAGCTCAAATCCGATTCCATATCTGTCAAGCTCTATCGACTTGTAAACTTCCGAACCAATACCCATGAATGGAGTTAAAACGGTATCTCCCCTGTTGCTCCATAATGAAACAGCCCTCTCGATCGTATCAAGCTGCAGCGGTGCTATATGCTTCTCGTCTTTTTCCGACCTCGCATTCTGCTTGTTTAGCGTATTTGAGTAGTCAATGTCATACCATACCGGGCTCGCCCACTTTTGCCACGTATCAACGTTTATATCGCAATGAACTGGATTTACGTGTTCTCCATCCTTTCTAAATACTAAAAGATAATCAGGTATTCCAACCCTGCTCATCGCACTATCTTTCCTTAGCTGCTTGTGAAGAAGACCGAGTGCCTTTGTTCGCTGCATTTCTGTTACCGGATTTTTCCAGATTGTTACCCTCGAATGATATATGAATCCTGCATCCTCGAATGACTTTAAAATCATCCCAGAAAAATCCCTTAATCCGATATATCCCTCTTTCCCTTTTTGGATAGGCAAATCCATGCAATGAACAGCAACAATACGACCGCTCCACATAACCCTGTATAATTCATCTACAAGGAAGTTGAATGCCGTAAAAAACTCGTTGTAGTCTTTTGAGTTACCCATATCCTCTATTTCATCTGAATAAACGTAAAGCTCTGAAAATGGAGGACTGAATATTGAAAATCCTATCGTTTCGTCCGGTATCTGCTTGATTAATTTTACGCAGTCTCCGTGATAAATTGCTGCTTTTTCTGAAATGTATGTATCCATGATGGTAATTCTATTTTTTCTGTTTTTGTAGATTTTTTTAATTCCTTTTTTACATTTATATTTCTGTTCGTAGCTCGGCTCATCTCACGCTGCATTATCTTAAACTGATTTTGTTTATCCATAATGCTTTGTCTTACATTCTGCATAGTATCGGTTATTATAAGATAGCAGTTAACTTCATGTTGCTGACCGAACCGGTATGATCTTCGCATACCCTGATAAGTTTTTTCAAAAGAAAAATCCAGACTTGCGAATATCTGATTATGGCAGTTCTGATAGTTTAAGCCCATTGCCCCTATCTTTAATTTTGTTATCAGTACCCTAAACTTGTTATCAGCAAATCCAAGCAGCATCATTTTTTTATACTCCCTGCTATCAGACCCTTTAACCTCTACCGCATCGGGTATTCTTTTCCTCAAATAATCCCCCTCCTTGTCGTGCCCTATCCATATGATGAATGATTCTTCGGATGAATTTGCAATCTGAACAGCCTTATCCAGTCTATATTCAATCGTATTCCTCAATTCTTTATGAAAATCGGTTGCACTAACCGCTAAATCGTTGAATAGCTTATACTCTCTTTGTGGAGTTTCAATATAAACCTCTTCAATATTCAATGGTGGTAAAATATATCCATCATCTGAAAAACCAATATCGGATGGAGTGGTTATCATTAATGCCCATGTGCTTACAAAATCCCAAAAAACCTTTTGAGAATGTCCTTTCAGTCTCCATTTTGTTGTCTCTCCACCATCATGGACAAAGTACATTGCCAGCATCTCGTTCCTACTCATCACATCTAAAAACTCTGCATGGTTGCAAAGCTCCATAACATCGTTCGGTGATGGCGTTGCGGTGCACGCAAGTTTATACGGCGTTTTGGCAAAAACATCAATCAGCTTTTGTTTTGTTTTACCGTCAAAATTCTTCAATATAGATGATTCATCAAGAACTATCCCGCAGAAATCGTGAACATTTATGTTATCCAGATTTTCGTAATTTGTTATATAAATTCCAACATCCGATATTCCACATTCAATCTCGTTAACAATATATCCAAATTTATTTCCCTCTTTTATTGTTTGACCGACAACCGCCAAAGGTGCAAGTACAATAACTGATTTGTTTTCTCTATCAACTATCTTTTGTGCCCATTCAAGTTGCATGACTGTTTTCCCCAATCCTGTGTCTGCAAATAATGCGTACTTCCCAGACCTCAACGCCTTGCCTACACAAAACTTTTGAAACGGAAACAGTTTATCGTTCATGTCTGATTCGTCAACTCCAAATCCGCTATCAATGTGTTCTATCTGTTTTGTTTTCAAAAAATCATCGTATGTCATTTTTTCAATATTTTTACTTTCCCCATTAATAAAAACTCCCGACCTTTCGACGTATCTACTCGGTCGGGATTTCTGCTCACATCGTCTTTCGGCTTTGTAACCTTGCGTTTCATTGCTAATCCCCTATATTGTGTTGCTCTGCCTTTTGTTTTATATAATCCGCTTCATTGAACAACCAATCTGCCGCTTCTCTAAGCATATACTCTGCAACCTCATCTATACTCTCGTAATCGCTCATTGGGTGATGTCTTCCACCGTCTTTCAGATTAAAGGCGTATGAGTGAATTACTCCATCGGTGAAGTCAATCGGGTCGTAGCTTTTACTGCAAGTATTATCGTCTGTCACTTCACGCATCAAGTCCTGTAATGCCTGTGCGTAACCTTTCAGATAATTCCTTTCACGTGCTGTTATCTTGTTCATTTCATTGTTAATTAATTAATCTATACTCCGCAAATCGTTTTCCGCCCCTCTCGACCATCTCCGTTTTGATGTTCAGACCGTCTCTTTTCAGGTCGAATATTCTCGCACCTAAACGGAAACATCCGTACCGATTCAATGCTTCAATCGGTGTTATGCTCTTTCCGCTTAACAGGTGTTCTTTTATTTGAATTGTTTGTGATTCCATAGCTATGAATTTTCAAGTTTTTCAAGACGATCTTTTAGAGACTTTATCTCATATTCCTTATTCTTTTTCAATAAAACCTCCTTTTCCTCCTCGCTCATTTCAATTTTCCCGTAATATTCCGTTGCGACGGATAATAGTTTAGATAGGCTTGATTCGTTGCACATCGACAATGGCATTTGTATTTTATCTGAATAGTTTGCATATTCAAATTCATAGCTTGTGTTTCCAAAATAAATGGCAGCAATTTGCCTGAATCCGTTAAAATAAACCCTCGGGTCAAATGTTTCACCTCCAAAATTTAACTTTATATTAAAATACTGGTTGAAAACAGTATGTACCCCGTCTTGAAACCCAATTTCTCTTCCAACTTTTATATACTTCTTAGCCAATTCAATCAGCTTTTTTATTGTTTCTTCCATGATTTAAATTATTTTACTAATTAAATAGGTCGTTTAGCAAGTCATCAATTATCTCTAAGTCATCCCTATGCTTACTGTTTCTACTTGAGTATGATTTTTTTGCCTCTATTGCGTAATTCACGTTCTGAATAAATAATTTATATTCTTTTCCGTTTCGAACAAACGTGTGTTTTGAGTGCTGCAATTCTTCATCATCAACGCTAAACACACACGTTTTCACATCAGCTATCATTGCGCCTGTTCGCTGAATTTCTTCACCATTTGTATTTGTTACTGTGTCTGACAATATCTCACCCTCAACTAGCGAAAGAAATCCTATTCTTGACAAACTCTGTCTATTGCTAATAAATAAATCAATGTCTGATATTTTTCTATTTATCAATCCGACAGCATTTAGCGCAATTGACCCCCCAAATACCGCATCTGGACAATTGCTTACAATTATATCAATTGCTTGTAATATTTCGTCAGATAGTATTTCCCTATTCTCTAAATTCTTCATTTTATAAATAATTTTTGTGTCTGTCAATCTATTGAGGGAAAAGGAAGATCAATACCCTGTTTCGCAAAGAACATCTCGATATGTTCTGCAATCTTCCCGACTTCCTCCGTTGTTAATTTTGTCGTGCTGTCCTTATCAAATAAAGCCATTTGAATAGGTCGCCATAATGTTTCCTTTACAAGTATCTGTGTGTATCTGATTTCAATCCCTGCGCCCTTAATTCCGTTAAAATGGAACATCCTGCCTTGTTCATTAAGCGTATCAGCTATCATTTCGCAATAGAGGTGGATTGCTCGGTTTTGAGAAAGGGTGCGTGATGGCTTAATTTCTTCTATCTCCACCGTTGCACCCTTTTTCTTTAAATTGCTAACCGATACGTCAAACCTATATAGGTCTTGTTTGTCTGAAAGGTTTAGTATCATAACCAATTAATTAAACCCCGCTACGGGAATTACCGTAACGGAGTTGTTAGTGTCATAACCAGAAAATTGAACCCAATCCAATTACGATAATACCTCCAATAAGGAACATATACGCAAATATTCTCTCTTTCCTTGTCAAAATGTCATCGTACTTTAACCTGATACAGCCAAATGAAAAAATGACTATCCCGATGAATAAGAATACTCCGGTTAGAAATAGCTTGTATAATATCATGTCGGTAAATTAAAATGGCAGCCCACTATCATCAGCATCATTCACAAAGTCCGATGATTGAGCTTCTGGTTTCTTGTACGGCTCACTCATCGTCAAATTGAATCCCTTAATCTTTTCAGACTTCGGTATCCATAGCGCAACGTCATATTCATTTCCGTCCAATCCCTTAATCGTTCCTTTTGCGTAGGGTTGATTTCCACCCTGAACGTATTTGTCATTTTTCCAAATCGTTCCAGTTCCGTTTTTTATCTCGTAAGCCATAATTATTTATTTTTTAAAATTGTTGATACACTTCCCTTAACCTGTGTTGTTGTTTTATATTCTTCCGCTAAATCGGGGTAATCGACCTTAAACTTTTTCGTGTCGAACCCCTCTCTTGTGTAGTCTGCTTTTTTCGTAATGGTGAAATAATCCGTTTCCCACTTCACTACGTTGAACTTGTTGAACAAATCCTCGATCTTTTCCTGATACTCTTTTTTCTTTTCTTCGAGCGATTTTATCTGTGTTGAAAGATCGGTGAGGCTACGTACCAAATCGAGTGCGTGTTCGTTGTACTTGTCTGGCACGTTGGGTTTAGCTTCGTACCTAACTCCGTTCTTGTCGCATTCAAGCAGACGTATAACTTCTTCTTGAGGCTGTTCTTCAACCTCGACAAGTTTTGCCCCGTCTCGAATCCATATCGCAAAAAGACCCTCAATTTCAATTTCCGGGTTTAGAATATTAAAGAAGTACTTGTATATTGAAAGTTGCCACGAAATAGAATCAAGGTCGAGCGAATAGGTTGTTTTAATATCGAGTAGCGCATTTTTACCTTTTACTGTTCCAACCTTGTCTATTGCCGAAGCGTAATCCTTTCCATCCGTAACCAGATATTCGCTTTCAATAATTTCGATATTTTCCCTTTTCTTAAGAAGATCATACCAGTCAGTTTCCAGTCTGTCGGAAATTCCAAACATATCAAAAGCCTCACACGCTTCGTGAATTTCAGTTCCACGCTTGGCAGCGTTATTTAAAACATGTTCGGGTATATCCGCATATTTATTCGGGAATAACTGTCTTGAAATAATACCGGTAATTCCCTGCAATTGCTTTCCGTTTAACCAATACGTGTGATCCGCCCCCCTGAATATTACCCCGCTATTTTTTAACTTCATTCTCTATTCTTTTTCTTGTTTTTGTGCATTCATTTTTAAATGTATGGTTTGACTGTAAATTCACAAACGTTTTCCAAACCTCCATTACGCTGTCAAGGTCTTTGCATTTTCCCAACGCATCCAAAGCCTGTTTCAATTCTGTTTCTATCTCGTCTTTTTCGGGTGCTTTCTTTGTCGTCATGGCTTCTTTTCCGTGAGTGTTGGTACTGTCGGCATCCTTTGTGTCATCAATACAGAACAATCCGTTTAAAGCGTATTTACGTGCGTATGAAGATGCAGCACCAGTTATTTGGCTTGCGTCCATCCCCTTTTTCGTTTCTTCCTCACGGGCAAAGGCAACGGTTGAAATCTGCGTGTTTTCCGAATTGGTTAATGTTGCTGTTGCCTTAATGTAGTACCTATCCCCGATAAGTACCATTTCATCCGACACGGTTAACACACAACCATTCTCTTTTAATATCGGCTTCACCGACTCTAAAATATCCTCTGCCGACCTGTAATTGTAACCACCGAAGTTGTTTCGTTGGCTTTTCGGTGCTTTTAATTCGCTTTGAATTTTGATTAATTCTTTCATGCTATTCGTATTTTGATAGTTCGTTTTCCAATTCTTCAATCCTATACGTAAGGTCTTTTATTTCTTCATCTTTTGCGTCCATGCAATTAGGACAAGCATTCACGGTTACCTGCAAATAACCACGATTCCTGCTGTGTCTTGTATCTGATTCCCCGCATAATCCGGCTCCACATGTTCCGCAGTACACCTCGAAATCCACAGACACCGTTGCGGATACTTCTACGTTTTCAAATGTTGGCATGCTATAAATTTTTATCTGTTGTTGCACCCGACCTCCACGGGTCGTAATAATTCACATCCTCATCGTTCACCTCAAGCATCTTCCTGCGATGGTCGATACATTTACGGAACACTTCGAGAAAAAGAGTCTCGTCAAACTCCTCGCTGATTCCACCGACCTTGTACACACCCCTTAACGTTTTCTTTTCGTAACGGCAAAACGGCTCTCCGTCGTAGTTAACTGTTATAAAGTACCGTCCGTCGTCTATCGTCAGTCTGCCTGAGAGATATTCAAGTTCGTTTATGTCCGAAGCAGCTAAGGATATGGCTTCAAGTGTAGTCATTGCTTTATGTGTTCGAGGTATTGCTCTTCAGATTCATATGGGATGCAATTAAGCCATCTTTCCCCAAACTCATCCACGTATCTACCATCGTCTGTCTTGTGACTAAACGTCCTTACCATAGAATATTTATGCACAAAATCCCAGAATATGCACAACTGGCCAATCTTTGGCTCTTTCGGCAAATCTTCGATGCACTTCTTTTCGGCGTTAAACAGTTTAGCGAATTTTGTAAGTATGTCAAAAATCTTTTGTTTTTCGGAGTCAGTAGCATAGCGTGAGCTGTTTAAAAATCCGACAAATTTTTTATTATTTCCAGATAAATCCATACCCACCTTTCTATCTGGGTCAAAGAATGCCTTGTAATAACACTCCCCATTTTTTCCAACATGATCAAAAATGTAAATGATATTTGCATTGTTTACCAATACATCCCCCTCTTTTGGCTCAAACTTCGGTATCAGTTCAATGACTATCCGATTATCGAACTGCTCAATGCTGATCTTTTCTGTTCCTTTCGGTATTGTTATTTCCTGTTTCATATCGTTAATTTTTAAGTGTTTGTTCCCGACCACTAAGCAAATAGTCGATCGGGAAGATTCTACCATTTACTCACAAAGTACTGTTTGAACCCGCAGTACTTTACAAGAAAATCTATTTTCCCCCAGCTTCCGTTTCCGAGGTCGTTTTTCCTGTCCTTTCCATTAAGGACAAAAATTTCTTTGTTCGTAGTAATACTACAGTCGTTTTTCTTTCCAAGCGTTCTCAACACTTCATCAATTGAATAATTTTTACGTGCCATAATAAATTGTTTTATTCTGCATTATTGCATTGTTCCCGGATAGCCAACAAAGGCTCACCGGGATATTGATATATGCGACCCTAGTAATTTTCAGCTTCCCGTTTTGTACAGAAAAAGTGAAAACCAGTAGAACATTCTTCATCCGAATAGTCGAAATCATCTATAATTATGTGGTCTCCAATTTCGTAAATGGTCTTGGTATCATATTTCGATATCCCCACTTTTTCGCCACATATATCACCAACTATATCCACTATGATAGCTTCGGAAGCTCTGCATTTGGCATTCACACGTCCTCTAACTTGTGCATTTTGAGGAATTTCTGCAACTACTATAATGTCGCATAGGCATTTTTTGTACACTTGTTTTGGCGGCTCAATGGTGCGGATAACAGGGGGTTTAATTCCATTTTTATGACAGGCATTCATGGCGGCGGTACGTACATCACAATCGCTGTCCTTCAACCCCTTCTCGATGATCTCAAGGGGAATATCTTTGCCCTGACAGGCATTCATGGCGGCGGTACGTACTCTCCAATCGCTGTCATTCAACCCCTTCTCGATGATCTCAAGGGGAATATCTTTGCCCTGACAGGCATTCATGGCGGCGGTACGTACATCACAATCGCTGTCCTTCAACCCCTTCTCGATGATCTCAAGGGGAATATCTTTGCCCTGACAGGCATTCATGGCGGCGGTACGTACTCTCCAATCGCTGTCATTCAACCCCTTCTCGATGATCTCAAGGGGAATATCTTTGCCCTGACAGGCATTCATGGCGGCGGCACGTACATCACAATCGCTATCATTCAACCACTTATCGATGATTTCCAATGATAATTGTTTTCTTTTCATTTGAGTAATTTTTATATTAATAATCTGATAATTAACTGCTTAATCTTCATACTTTATTTTAAAATTTATATTGTTCCCGAATCGTCCGCAAGAACTCATCGGGCAGGCATGTTGTGAATTAAACCATTACATCAAACATTGGTTATTAATTTATTTACTATGGGTATGCCTGACAGCGCAATATGGTTTTATAACCTCCACCAAAAGGATCGCCTAAGCATTGCGCCGTATATGAAAGGATGGGGCAGGATTCGATACCTGCACAAAAAGTTGTGGACTTCGTTATCCTTTTGGGCTTAACTTACTTTTCACCTGCGTCTACCAATTCCGCCACCCATCCAATATTTTATCTGCACATATCAGGGTCTTGTTAACCACCACCCCCAAGGATTACATTGCTTTCTACAATGGATTGTGCTTATCTTCCGGCTTCCTGTCGCCGTGTTATCGCTACCTTTTCCGTAGCGTATGAAAATATGTCAAAGAACTGTTGTGGAGAGAGCAGGAGTCGAACCTGCACGTTGGATTCTCAGGGCGTGTATTCTTTTACTTGTGAACCAACTAAGTGATAAGAGTTTCACTTATCTCATACCCCAGCAAATTAGCGTCTACCAATTCCGCCATCTCTCCGTTAAAAAAACTACTGTCCTGTTTGCAGTCAGGATAAATTATGCGTATCCAAATCACTCTTGTGAATCTATTACGCAGAGCCTACATGGCTTATAATTTCCTCTCTACTAAGCATCGCCCCTGCAAGGACTGTGATTTTATAGCAGTACTTCGACTTTCAACCAAATCAAAGATGTTTATGGATTCCGCATATCACCGCTTATTCGAGAGCAGTAGTTTTTCATTATTTCAAAGAACTTTTTTTCGTTCCCGAAACCGAAACAAATCAGCTTCGGGGTGCAAACTGTTTCGCAACAGCTTTTTCCGCAATTTTATGAAAACAAATCGTTATTTATAAGTATCGTACTCTTTCCGGTGTGAACCTCGAAGCCGATTATCTTCTTGTCCTGCCTGACCGGGATTATATTGTTCTTGTCCGTTACGTTTCTCGCCACGTTCAAAGCTGTTATTGCCAGCTTGTCCGATTCAGTCATCCAACGACCGTAAGCGAAAACTAAGTTTTGAATTGGCTTTTTCATAGTGCGTTACAAATTGCTATTACCAGCATCACTAAAGCCCAAATACCTATTATCCGAAGTGTGATTGTCATTAGTCTTGTTTTCATATCATCTACCTTTTGCGTAATAAATTACATCCCCTGCGATACATTGCCATTTTCCGTTTTGGCTTCTCGACGGTTTTTCCATCCGTATCAGTCCGTCGGCGACAAGCATTTCAAGTCTTTTCCTGCCACCCACTATTTTTGCCGACTGATTTTTCCCGAACCTGATGTCTTTCCGGTACATAACGCTACATAATTGCTGTATTGAAATTGGTGTGTGCATGTCAAATCGGATTTGCTGTTATGGTTATCGTCTTATTCTCGTAGTCGGTCTCGTAAGTGTACCTTTTTTTAAACTCCGGCTCTGTATTGTTTAGCCTGTAAATTGTACTCTGTATGGTCGTAATCTTCTTCGGGTGATCTACTCTAAATGAGCGGCTTTCCCCGATTTTAATTATCCTTATACTATCGACCCCTTTGTAGTCCATTTCCTTAAACTTTTTTTCGTTAATTTATTAGGTTGTTAAAAAGAGTACCGTTACATTTGCCGAGTATTAGTGTGTGAAAGTTGCGGTATTCTGCAACGGCTACTCTTTTGTAATTTTTGTAATTGTTCGTTTGTTTGACAAAGATAGTATACATATGAGTACTATCCAAATTTTTTAGCAATAAAATACACAAATGTATACTATTTATACTTGTTCTAAATAATTTATTTTATAACATTTTGATAATTAGATGAATGTAGATTTTGATAAAATAGACGGATTGAACGATAGGAGGAACTTATTGCTGATGCTCTATAAAGAATCAAAGATTCCCGATGATGAAAGCAAAATAGCTATATTGTCAACATTATATCCGGACGCCGCCAATAAATATGTAAGGGAAATTCACGATGATTTATTTTCGAGAGGTTTTATAGATATTAAGGGAAAGAACCATGATGTTACTCCATTCGATAACGACTATAATAGTAACGCATGTTGGGTTACAACAGAATCAGGATTAAAAGCGTTGGAGGTTAATTTCTTTCCATCTGAAATAAAGAAGAAAAACGAAGAAAGAAAGAGGCAGGAGAAAAAAGATAAAGAGACTGACCTGAACATTCAGTCTCTAAAGATGTCTAAATTGGCTATATGGATAAGCGTTATTGCAATTATTATTAGCGCGATAGCCCTATTATCACAGTTAGGACTGATAAGGCGATGGCTACCACACCTAATGCAATAG